CGGATTCCGTGCCAAGCCCCACCCTCCGTAGCGCTTGATGAGGGCATTTTACGACCGTGAGTCTTGCAACGCAATTCCGTTTGTGGGTAAGTTCGCGTTATGGGAGCCGTTCGCACGCCGCCGAAGCTTGTCACGCGATCGCTAGTCGAATCGTCGTCAGGGACCGTCGGCAGCGTGGATCGCGAGAAGCGAATCATCCACGGCACGAAGATTCTCGGCAAGTTTTCGCAGAACACGCACGGCCTCGAAGGCATCGAGGGAACGGAGTACACCGATGCGGCGCTTGACAAAGCAATCACTCTGTACGAAGGGAAGAAGTCGTACGCCGATCATCCGTCGCGGACGAATCCGAATACCGAGCGTGCTACGCGTGATCTTGTCGGCATTCACCGCAATGTGCGGCGCGAAAAGGATGGCCTCTACAGCGATTTTCATTATCGGTCGTCGCACAACTACCTAGCCGACGACGCGGAGCAGATGCCGGACGCGTTGGGGTTCTCGCACAACTCCGTGGGCAGCGGCCGGATCGCGAATCGCAAGTATATGGTCGAGAGCATCGACAAGGTGCGTTCGATCGACCTGGTCACACAGCCCGCGACGACGCGCGGCTTGTACGAATCCGAGGAAACCATGGCCACGAAAACAGTCGCCGAAGCCTTGAAGCCGCTCAAGTTGGGCGCCAAGATCGAGAAGCAACTCTTCGAAGACTTCGGCATGGCGTCGGACGCCGCCTTGGCCGCGCCGCCGGCCGCAGGCGAGGATACGCCCGACTACCGCGATCACTTGGGCGAAGCGATCAAGACGGTGCTCGCCGACGACTCGCTCGACATGGCCGCGAAGAAGGCGAAAATCATGGCGATCCTCAAAGCGTCCGACGACACCACGAAATCTGACGCCCCGAAGTCCGATAGCGACAGCGGCGGCGGCGATGATACCAGCAAGGCGGAGAAGACGAGCATGGAATCGCTGCAAGCGGAAATCGCGGAACTCAAACGCGACAAGGCGATCACAGACCTCTGCGAGAGCGAGTCGTTCAAGCCGTCGAAGAATCAACGCAAGGCGCTCGCGCTGTTCGAAAGCGAAGATGACCGCCTTGAGTTCATTACGGAAGCCAAGGCCGCCGAGAAGCCTGCGGAGCAGCCGAAGACGGGGCCGCGGTCGCAGTCGTCGCGGACGCTGCAAGAGTCGAAGAAGAACGACGACAAGCCGGCGGACAGCAAAGGCTGGTTAACGCGGCTCAAGTCGTCGACATTGAACTAAATGAATCTTCGCACGCGGCGAAGTCCGTCCGCCGGGTCGCTCCGGACGTAAATAAATCGACCCGCCTGCTGGGTGAGTGCGAGGTGCCGACCGGGGCTGATATCTCTGGGGTGCCAGGTTCGACTCCTGGACCCAGCATTCTGCGACTAGAGGGTGATGCCACTAGGAGCAGGAACCATGGGCGCGATTCTGACGAAAATTCCTCCCGGCATGGACATGCGGCAATCCGCCACATGGTGGAACGACATGTACGCCGTGCCCGGCGAGTTCACGACGCTGGCCGCGGACACCGCCGCCGCGGTCGCCATCGACGCCGGCGTCGAGAACGGCGTCTTGAAGCTGACGGCGGGCTCGTCCGACAACGGCGAAGCGTCCGCGTACACTGCGTCCGTTTTCAAGTTTGCCGATAGCCGCTCGATCATCGGCGAGGCATTGATCAAGTACACCGAAGTCGCGACCAACGCTGCCAACGTCGCGTTCGGCTTTTGGTCGGCTCCGGGGGCTGACCTGCTTGTCGATAACGGGGCTGGACCCGCAACGTCGGCGAGCGGGGCGATGTTCTACAAGCTCGACGGCGCGCTGGTGTGGAAGTGCATCAGTTCAAAGTCGACGACACAGACGATCTCGACCGTCAAGACGTCTGGGCAACCGACGACGTCGGTTCCGGGCGTGGCTCAGTACGTGCGGCTGCGGGTCGAGTTCAGCGCGGTCGGCGACATGGGCCAGGACCAGGGCGAGGTCACGTTCTGGATCGACGGCAAGCAAGTTTACGACGCCAATGACACGAGCAAGAACACGCCCATCAAGCACATCGTTACCTACACGAGTGCCGCGGCGATGGCGTTGGTTCTGTACATCAAGTCGGGTTCGGCCGCGAGCGAAATTCTGCGGGTCGACGACGTCGGGTTTAGCCAGACGCGCACCTACGGCGTCTAGGCGGCGGGGACACGGGACAAGATTCTGCGACTGGAGGGTGATGCCCCAGGAGCAGAAGCGATGGCCACGAAGAAAATCAACCGCAAGGAACTCGTCCGCCTCTTCGAGAGCGAAGGCGTCGAGAAGGGTGCGCAGGTCCTTCAAGAAGGGCTCGAAGCCAAGGAACTCCGCCTGGATGACCTCTCGATCCGCGACCTCTTCGAAGCCGCGGTCGTGGACGGCAACGGCAAGCCGTGCGGTCGCGATCTGCTCTACGAGATGGACCCGAAGCGTGGCAACTGCGATGCCCGCAAGATCGTGATCCTCGAAGCCAAGGGCGCGGTGGATACGTCGGCGTTCAACAACATCACCGGGCAGTACGTTTTCAACCGCGTGAAGGAATCGTACGACGACCCGGAGTTCATCGGCGACGAGCTTTGCACGACGCAAGACACGCACCTGATCGACGGCGAGAAGATCCCCGGCGCCGGCAATCTCGGCGACGTGGCGCAGGTCGTGGCGGAGCGGGAAGAGTATCCGTACGTCGGCCTCAACGAAGAATGGACGATCACGCCGCCGACGGACAAACGCGGCTTTATCGTGCCGGTGACGCGCGAAATCGTGATGCTTGACAAGACGGGCCTCGTCGTCGCCGCGGCCCAGAAGACCGGGCGGGCGATGGGCCTCAACAAAGAGAAGCGAGTGCTCGACGTCGTGTTCGGGATCGTGAACACGTACAACCGCAACGGCACGGCGACGAACACGTACCTGACCAGCGGGGCGTACATCAACCAGCAGGCGAACCCGCTCGTCGACTGGACCGACATCGAAAACGTCGAGTTGCTTTTCGACGCGATCACGGACCCGAACACGGGCGAGCCGATCACGGGCTCGATCGACACGATCATCGTGCCCAGCGCTCTGCGGCGCACCGCCAACCGCATCCTCATGGCCAGCGAGATCGCCCACGTCGACAACCAGGTCGCCGCGTCGACGATCCGCACGTGGAGCAAGAATCCCTACAGCGGCGAGGTATACCGCGTGATCTCCTCGCCGTACGTGAAGAACCGCACGTCGTCCGCGTCGACGTGGTTTGCGGGGCGGCCGAAACGGGCCTTCCTGTACATGCAAAATTGGGGGATCGAGACGTTGCAGGCGGCGCAGAATTCGGAGGCCGATTTCCTGCAAGACATCGTAAGCCGCTACAAGGTCAGCGAGCGCGGCGCGGCCCACAGCTACGAGCCGCGGTACATGACGAAGAACACTTAGTAGTCCGAAGCATCACCCTCCCGGCCGGCTCGGCGCTCCACCGGCGACGACCGGCCACTTTTATTTGAGAGGCGATCAATGGCGAAGTCTAAACAGCAAAACCCGTGGGAGGACGCCCGCGAGGTCAGCGGCCCGGTTGGGACGCCGGACTTCACTGGCGAAACGCCGCCTGCGGACGTCGACCTCCGCGCCGAAGTTGCGCGGCTATCCGGCGAACTGGCCCGCGTGATGAAACTGCTCGGCGAGTCGACTGAGGGGCACGAGACGCCGGAGACGAAGGCGTACAAGGCGTGGGCGCAACTCAGCGCCAAGGACAAGACGCAACTCGTGCTCGCGAAGGAATTCCCCGATAACGAGCCGGGCACGCGGCCGTTCGACGTGCGACTCGTCGGCCCGGACGGAAAGCCGACGGAGCACTTCCCGCTGCGGCTGCCGGCGCATTCGGTCGAGGAGGCTGAAGGGCGCTACCGCAAGATCATGGGCATTAACAAGACCGACGGCAAGATAGTTGCCGTTGCCGCGGCGTAAACGAAGCAACGTTAGTTCAGTTGTTGCAAATTATGCAACCACTTTGGAGATCACGACCATGAAACAGAAATACTACGAAGCACTCGAAGCCGGCATGGACCTGGATTGCGACGACGTCGAGCACAAGCTTTCCGCCGCCACGGCCGTCGCCATCGGCCGCGGAGTCCACCTCAAGGAAGTCGTCCACGCGTATATCGGCGGCAGCGTCGAGAACGCGGGCGGCTACGCCAAGGGCATCGATGCCGTTAACGCGTTGCAACCACCGCCGCCGCCGGAAGGTGCCAAGGCCGCCTCGCACGCGCACGCCAAGGCGGCCCCGACTCACGCAACCGCCGCCCACGCGAAGTAATCCATGGCCACGTACGCCGAAAATCTGATTGCCGTCCGTGACGCCGCCGTCGCGAAGCTGCTGGCGCTTGAGTCGTCGATGAAGTTCGATCACTCGATCGACGGCGAGTCGATCCAGTACGGCATCGATGCGCTGCGCAAGCGGATCGACGACTACAACCAGATGATCGCTATGGCGGACGGCGGGTTCGAAGTCCGCTCGATTGGGACCACGTGATGGCCGCCGACCTCGTCAACATCGATCTCGACGACGATTACCTGACGTGGGAGCGGAAGGAGCCGATCACGTACCACCCTGCCCCGTACTCCGACGACGTCGCGATCACCGTGCCGCTGGCGAAGAGGCGGGCTCCGACGCTGAAAGAGCAGATGACAAGCGGCGGGGTCTATACCTCCACCGACCTCATCTGGATTATCCCAACGCTCGAAGCGCCGGCGCTCGATCAGGAATTTCCGCCGAAGCCTGCCGACACGATCGAGGACGGAGACGGGCGGTTATGGACGGTCTTGTCGCAGATGCCGCGTGGGGCGCTCAAGTCGTTCTGGCGGCTCGTGACGCGGGATCTGGCGCTGACGTGCGAACTGCGGGACGCGATCTCGATCTTGCGTCCCGTGATCACGGTCGGCGATGCGGCGGAGCCGGTGTTCGTGTGGCCGCCCGATGGCGGCAGCTACGTCGCGGTCGATTTGCCGGCACGCGTGCAGCCGTCGTCGGACGGGATCGGTAAGCGGAACGAGATCGAGACGGCGCAGACGCAGTTCAACGTCATCTATGACGACCGCAGGCAAGAGCGGGTCGAGTTGCGGAGCGGCGACCGAATCGTGGTGACGCAGGGCACGCGGGCGGGGCAAGTGCTGCGGTGGGTGTCGCGCAGCAACGAGGAGCGGATCGACGAGTTGCCGTACTTGGTGTGCGAGAGGGTGTGACGTGACCATTTCAATTGAAGGCGCTGTATGGCTTGTTCTTTTCGTTCTTGGGGCCGGGGTCATCTTTGGCGCATTGGTTTGGCTCACACGTTACATCGAGCGCGAGTTTCCCGATAGCGCCCCGTTCCCAAGATTCGCCAGAATTGGCTTGGTCGTCTTGGCCGTTTTGGTGTTTATTGGGATTGTTCTAGACTTCATGGGGCACCCGATCGTGAGGTTCAAGTGAGCGCCGAGCAGCAAATCGACGAAGCCTATCAGCGTACGCGGCTCCTGGTCGCGTCGCGGATGCTGCGCGCGGCTCAGTACGTGCAGGCCGAGCACATGAACCGCGTCGGCAAGCCGAACGTTTACCGCGACAAGAAGTGGATCGACAATTCAAAGCCCGGCGAGTATCCGCGGAAGCGGTCGGGCGATGGACAGAAGGGCGTCGTGTTCGGGCCCGACACGCCGGAGGGGATCGTCGCCGAGGGCATGATCGTGCGTCTCGGCCAGACGATGCCGTCGAAACACATGCTGCACTTGGAGTTTGGGCGCTATGTCGCTCTCGGCGTGTGGATCAAGTTTAATCGTCTCGGCTGGCGGCGCACGGCGGCGGACACGATCTCGCGGGTGCGAGCCTTGGTCACGGGACGCGGCTGATGCGCGACTACGAAACACTAGTGGCGGTCAAGGCGAAGTGGGACGCCGCCGGTCTTTCCGAGGTCGTCATCGGTGGCCTGCTCGAAGTCGACTTCGTCGAGCGCGACAACGTCGAAGAGCGGCGCCCGAAGCTGCCGTACGCGACGGTGGCGTGCGGGCCGGACGGCAAGCCGAACGAGATCAGCTTCGGCGGCGAGATCGACTATCGCCGCGTCAGGATCGTTCTCTACGGCGACGCGAAGGCCACGGTGGCATCGGCGGGCCTTTTGATCGATGCGGCGTTCTCAGAGCAAAGCCTGGACATCGCCAACGCCGACTGGATGCGGACCGAGCCGGTGCCGGGGCAGCGCGGCGGCAAGCTTGAGCGCGGCGATAAGGTCAACGAGGGCGAGACATGGCGGGCGATCTTCGAATACCGAGTTTGGACAAGCCGGCCGAAGAACGTGTGATCGTCGAACGGGACAAATGCACGTGGGACGACGAGTCGCGCGACGTCGCCGGTCCCGAGATCGGGAAGAACGTCGTCTCGGTCAAGTGCCCGGAGTGCCATCGGCAGGTGGGCGTGTTCGTGGGGCAACCGTACCGGCACGTGTGCGGGGCGTTGTTGTTGGCGAAGAAAGCGGAATGAAGCGTGCGGGCCGGGCTAATGCCGGCTGCCAGGGGTCACGGGGATGGTTCCTGGCGTCTCGCTATTCCGTGACCTGCGTGTCCTTCCACGCCGCCGCACGCTGATGACAGTATATGCGGAATCGACTCCTGGAGGGTGATGCCCCAGGAGACAAACATGCCGTTCAAACCGGGCTACATCAACGGAATCGCATGGACGCCGACGGGCGGAAGCCCCACGACGCTTTGCGACTTCCGCCACTCGCACAGCGAGAGCGACGAAGGCCACGAAGTCACGTCGAGTTGCCACAACGGCATCCAGGCGTTTATCGCCTCGATCCTTCGCGGCGAAGGCACGGCAAGCTTTCACATCACGACGGCGTCGCAGCCGTGGTCGTTGGGCATCGTGGCGCAGGCGACGGGCACGTTCTCGTGCATGTACGGCAGTCAGAGCGTCTTCACGATCCCGGCCTTCATCTCCCGCGTCAATTACCAGAACGAGACGGCGGCGGGGACGGACTACGACGTGACGTGGAAACTTAGCGCCGAGAGCGGCACGTATTCGCGGCCGTCGCCGTAGCGAGATTGAGCGGCAAGACGGGAAGCCCTTAGAACGAATGCCCGTCGCCCGGCGCGCGTCATGGCAGCAAGGGGGTCCGGCGCCGGATACGTCGCTCAGAAACCGCAGCCTGGAGGCGGCAGGGTCAATCCGGTAACTCCATCGAGGGCTAAGAGAAAACGGGCGTTTGTCGCAATCCCGTCCGGTATGCCGCCGAGCGACACAAATCACAGGGGAGATGCGTGGCAATTCCTTACGACTTTGTGATCGGCGGGTGCGACACGCTCTCTTACACCGCTTCGTCGTTGCCGGGTCCGACAGGACCGACAGGGCCAGCGCCAAAGCCGCCGCCGTGGGTTTCGAAAGTCGACCGAGTTATGCGGGCGGCGGCCGCCAAGGGTCGGCGAGAGTTCAACAAAAAGTGCAAGGAGACGCGTTGAGTTACAGCTATTGCATTGGTCGCGACTGCACGGAGTTTGCCGTCGGCAAAGAGTGGACGTTCTCGCGCTGGCAGCGGGCCGTCTGGATCGACTTGGCCGCCGAAGCGAAGCGTCTTATGCCCAACCCGATCTCCGTGGCGCTCGCCGCGATCGAGGAGGCGACGCTTTCCGACGCTCGCGTGCTCGCCGGTTTGATGGCGCAGGACGCAGAGGAAGTGAAGAAGGCAGCGGAAGAGAAACGACCGCCGAACTTGATGGCGAACGTGTACCAACCGATCTCTGCGAGGCTGACGGAACTTGCCTACGCATCGGCTCGGCGCTACACGTCGCCGGGATCGCCGGAGTTGATGGAGTTCCTTGAGTCGCACGAAGGAGGCAGTTTTCTTTTCTGCCTGCTGCTCAAGCCGAAGCATCCGGGGATCACGATCGACGAAGCGTACGACGTCTACTGGGACCTTGGCGTAAACAACGGGGCCGACGGGCGAAAGACGTTCCGCGACATCATCAACACGTGCAACGGCAAATCGGCGGTGCCGGCAAAAAACGGGGAGTCCCCGGCCTGAGAAACTCGCCGGACGGCGACGAGGGCCGGGGGCCGACGAACTGGGCGTTCATCGATCAGAAACTCATGGAGGCGTTTAGCTACACGCTCCCGCAGCTTTGGGAACTGACATTGCCGGAGATCGCGACGCACATGGAGAAACTGACGCCGACGGTCGCGGAGCCGGAGTGGTTCGTGAAGGCGTGGCGCGGGGCCAAGAGCGACCGCGAGAAACTTGAGGCGATGGCGGTCATGATGGAGATGTAAGTGGCCGACGACAAAATCCAGTGGCAGCTTGAGATCGACGGCAAGGGTGCTCTCGACACGCTCGACAAGGTGAAGTCGTCGGCGAAGGAGATCGACCTTTCGACGAAGACGCTGCGTTCGCTCGACATGATGGTGCGGAGTCTGCTCGAAACCCACCGCATGGCGTCGCAAGTGGCGGACGCGGTCAAAATGGAGCGCCGCGAGCGGCAAGACAACTTGCGGATAGCGGAGCGTCAGAAGCAAGTCGAGCGCGATCGCGCCGAGTCGGCGGCCAAGGCGGCGAAGACGGAACGCGAGAACGCGCTCAGCGGCCTGCGTAACGTCGCGATCGGCTCGGGACTCGGCGCGTTGGCGATGGTCAAGGGGATGGCGGGCAGCGGCTTCTCGGACACGCTGCAAGGGCAGCAGGCCCAGGTGTACGGGCAATTGCTCAATCGGCAGGTGGCGTCGATCTTCGCGCCGTTGCTCGAAGAGAAGACGAAGTACGTGGCGCAGATGACGCAGTGGCTGCAGGGGCTTGACGCGCCGCAGCGGGAATCGATTCGACAGATGACCGTGTTCGCGACGAGCCTGGGGGCGCTCGGCTACGTTGTGCCGAAGATCACGAAGGGGATCGCGGCGGCGTTAGAGATCGGCATAGGCGGAACGGGAGCGCAGAGCGCGGCAACGATGGTCGGCACTGGCGCTGTGGCCGGCAGAGCGGCGGGGGCCGCGGCTGCGACGCGAACGGACCTCATGGCAATGGCCGGCCCGATCGGTTTGGGCATTGCCGGTATTCTGGCGGCGGCTTCGGCGACGGAGCGTGGGCGACAGTCGCTTATTGAGCTTGGCAAGTCTGCGGAAAGCTTGGCGGAAAAAGCCGCACCGGCAGCGACAGGGGCCATTAACTTCATCACCGACAATTTCGAGGGATTGAGCGACATACTCAAAGGCGAATTCAAGTGGTACAACTTCCTTCCATTCGGCACTGGAAGGCAGGTCGCGCAGTTATTTGGCATGAACGTAAACGAGAGGGACGCGACCAAAGATGGCGGACTCTCGCCCGTTCCAAAGGGGCTCGAAGACATCGGCCGCGACTACGAACGGATCTTCGAGGCGGCGACGAAGATCGATTTGCAGCAGAGGCAAGTGAATCTGCTCGAACAGATCGCGACCAACACGGGCAGACCGCTGGTGCAAATGCCACCGCCAGGTTTGCAAGGTGCGGTCGGACTGAATAACTTAATCGGCTTTTAGAAGAGCCTAAGCGACGTCCAGATCGGTCCGCGAAGAATGCCGCCGATCACTCCTTCAATCGCGCTATCGACAACGTCGCGGGTGTCGTCAGGAAGAGAGTTCTTGAGCAGAAGGAATGCGGGCGACACGATAGCGGCCGCGAACAGGACGATGGCGAGTTTTCGGGGGTTGATGCTCATGCAGGACATGATCGCACAGATACGGTGAAAACGCAATCCTCTGGAGGGTGATGCCCCAGGGGAAAGAATGTGGGGCTCACGCTCAGCGATCCCGACTTCGTAACGACTCGCGGTCCACGCATTAGCACGTCGACCGGTTCGGTTATCCATTACACGATGTCAGCGGACATCAACGAGCACTTCCCCACCGACGGCTCGCCGCGCACGTTCTACGGCATTTGCCGCGTCAAGGCCGAAGACAAATTCAACTTCATCAAAGCGATCCTGCCCGACGTCATCGAAGACACTTCGAACCCGATGTATGGCTCCATCATGCGGATGGACCCGTACTACGACGCGGCGTCCGCGCCGGCAACGCTGGTCAAGTTCGCTCGCAATCCTCTCTTGCGATTCAATCCGCAGCGGCATCCGATCCACCGGAGGGCGTACGCGGTCGACGCTGTGGTGCTGCGTGGCAACGGCTTCCCGGCGCAGTCGTCCAGCGGCGAATTGACGTTTCGGACCAAGCAATTTGTGCCACTGACGGACATCCTGACATCGGTTGAAGGGTACGTCGACATCGGCGTGACGTGGAAAGACTTGCCCTACGAAGTCGAGATCATCGACTCGGCAACACCGGACGCCAACTTCGCCAACACGATCGCGAACAGTTTCGCCGATTCGGAGATCGTGCGCTACTGCGTCTTTCGTCCGCAGCCGAAGGGCCAGAACGCTCAGATCGCGGGCGGCAAGGCGTACTTGATCGACGACGACGGAACGATCTTGCTAAGCGGCGGCAACCCTGTTCTTTCGCCGCTTGAATCGACCGTTTACTACAACCCGGCGACGACGTTCTCGATCACGCTCAAGATGGTGCCGCGCGTGCCCTACGCCGCGGAGGCACTTCGCGGCATGTGCAACGACGCGAATAATATCCGGCTGCCGGAAGAGATTTTGAAGTACAAGCCGGACACGGGAACGCTGCGATTTCTCGGCTACGAAGTAAGCGATCCGTACTACACGTGCAGCGGCGTCAAGGTTTTCGATATCACCTACTCGATCGGCTATCGCCCAGGCGGCAATCGGACGCCGAATCGCGGCTGGAACTCGACGTGGTGCGGGTCGAAGCGAGACGTACGGCGATTCGTATTCGGCGAGTACACCGGCGGCGTCATCAAGACGATTGACGGCAACACGATCGCGCTTCCGGTCACGAACAATTCCCAAGTCCCGCCACAAGAGGCACGGCGCACGACGGCGCAGGCGTGCATCGCGCCGTTCGCGGATTTACAGCATCTCTTTCGCTTCGAAGGAGTCGCTGTCCCGTGAACGAGCGCGACGTACAACCGATCCGGCCGGGCGGTCAGCTATCAGCCGGCGAATTCAACCGGGCAATGTCCCGACTGGACAACCTCGCCGACTTCTCCGGTAACGACATCGGTTCGTCGGACGAGCTTGGCCAACTTCTGCTTAACACGACGACGCCGCACAAGACCAATATCCGCATCATCAGCGGCACGAATCCCTACGTGTGGGAAGAGGTATACCAGGAGCCGGACAACGCGACATGGCTGCCTACTAACGCACGCTCCGGCACGCTGACCGAGTTGCCGGCGATCGAGCGTAATGGCGAAGATGACGTCGAGCCGGGCACGGTGTGGGAGGGGACATACGAGCCGGGGCCGAGCGGCGCAGGCCGCTGGATGTTCAACGCGTGCTGTGGTGGCGTTGGTCCGACCGGGCCGACGGGCCCCGGCGGCGGCGATACCGGGCCGGCCGGTCCGGCAGGCGCAACCGGGCCGACAGGCGCTACAGGCGCGACAGGACCGACGGGCGCTGGCGTCACGGGGCCGACAGGCGCGACGTCAACAGTCCCAGGTCCGACAGGCGCGACAGGTCCGAGTATCACCGGCCCGACCGGTGCGGATTCTACCATACCCGGACCGACAGGTCCGACAGGCGCTTCGATCACCGGTCCGACCGGACCGACAGGCGCGACGTCCACGGTCCCCGGCCCAACAGGCGCGACAGGACCGAGCATCACGGGTCCAACTGGGCCGGCATCTACTGTACCTGGGCCGACAGGCGCGACTGGGCCTGCATCGACAGTCCCAGGTCCGACAGGCGCGACGGGCGCGACCGGCGCGGCCTCTACCGTGCCCGGTCCAACAGGCCCAGCAGGCGCGAGCGTCACAGGTCCGACAGGAGCAGCTTCGACCGTGCCCGGCCCGACAGGCGCAACCGGGGCCACGGTCGCGGGGCCGACGGGCACGTTCGGCGGGCCGGGAACGTACTGGACGTTGACGAACATCGCGGGTGGGACGCCGGCGGCGAATCAGTTCACGCTGAACTCCGCGACCGCGACGTCGGTGGCGACGATCAAGGCGCACATCACGGACGCGGTCGGCGCGGACGAAACGGCGTATCTCACGTCGATCGCGGCGGGGGACATTATCCGCCTCGCGCCGATCGACGGCACGGTGACGCCGTTCATGCTTGGGACGGTGAATACGATCACGTCGGCCGCGAGCGTGTTTACGGTTGCCGTGACGAACCTTGGCGGCAGCGGGACGTTCGCGACGTCGACGAACTACGGGCTATGGATGGCAAAGAAGGGGACCGACTCCACAGCGGTCGGTCCAACAGGCCCGGCCGGAGCGTCGGTCACAGGTCCGACAGGCGCGGCATCAACTGTACCGGGACCGACCGGCCCGACAGGCGCGGTTTCTACCGTGCCTGGGCCAACAGGCGCGACGGGTGCATCAGTCACGGGCGCGACGGGTGCGACCGGTCCGGCAGGCGCGAGCGTCACAGGTCCGACCGGGGCGGCTTCTACCGTGCCTGGTCCGACCGGCGCGACTGGGGCGGCCTCTACTGTCCCAGGTCCAACAGGCCCGGCCGGAGCGTCGGTCACGGGTCCGACAGGCGCGGCGTCTACTGTGCCCGGTCCGACGGGTAGCTATGGCGGTGTGCAGACGCATTGGACGTTCAACGACTTTGGGGGCGGCACGCCAAACTCGGGCGAGTTCACGATCGAGGGAACGGGTCTGACGTCTGCGACGCGCATCCGTTTTAGCGAGAACGACGCCCACGGGGCGAGCCAGAACGCATTCTTTACCGCGCTCTCAGGCAGCGGGGACCGGCTAAGGATCGGAGCCATAGACGGCGGCTCCACGCCGTACCTGATCGCGGCGACGGTTGCGTTAAACCATGTCGGCAGCGTGTGGGTCGTCGACATCACCGCACAGGCCGGCGCGGGAGGGCTCGTTAACGCAGTCAATTACGGCGTGGCGTTTTCGCTGCGCGGATCGGCCGGCAACGACGGTCCGACCGGCCCGACCGGCGCGTCTTCCACAGTTCCCGGCCCGACAGGGCCAGCGTCAACCGCGCCCGGACCGACCGGTCCAACAGGCGCGGCCTCTACCGTCCCAGGTCCGACAGGCGCGACGGGCAGCGGTCCGACCGGACCGACTGGGGCGGCGTCAACTGTACCGGGTCCGACGGGACCGGCCGGCGCGTCAGTCACAGGTCCGACTGGGGCGGCTTCGACTGTCCCAGGTCCGACCGGACCGACAGGCGCGGCGTCAACCGTGGCGGGTCCGACAGGCAGCTATGGCGGCGTACAAACGCACTGGACGCTTGCGGGGCAGACGGGTGGCTCGCCAAGCTCCGGCCAATTCACGACGGACAACACGACTCTCGGGTCGGTGACGCGGCTGCGGATCGCAGACAACGACGCGAACGGGGCGAATAACAGCAGCTTCTTTACGGCGCTGAGTGGGTCTGGCGATTTGCTGCGGATCGGTGCAATCGATGGAGGAGCGACGCCGTCCATGATCGCCGAGACGGTCGCGCTGAGTCACGTTACGGGCGTGTGGATCGTTGACGTCGTTGTGCGGTCGAGTTCGGGGTCATTGACGAATGGCGTGGCGTACGGGATCGCATTTGCGCTGTCGGGCTTGAATGGCGAGCCTGGGCCGACGGGTCCGGCTGCGGAAGACGTTACGTTTACGATGTACAAGCCAGACTATACAGATCCTTGCAATCCGGTTTTGAAGTCGCGCACGATGCGACTTGTGTCGGGATCTTGGGCCACTAGCGATAGCGACTACGCATGAGCACGCCCATCCCGCTTTGCGATTGTCCGTGCTGCACCGAAACGACGATGCTCTGGGTTGGCACGTTCTTCGGCGACTCAAGTTGCAACGGCTCATTCGTCTCCGACAACCTAGTTTACTCAACGACAGCCGTGGGCGGAGTGTCGCCCGGATGGAGGTGGAGCATATCGCCCGGCAAAATCGATACGTGCAACATCGCGATAGGGCCGCCGCCGCCGAAGTTCTATTTGCGCGAGATCGTTCTATGGTGCGCAGGTGGCGTCTGGAACATGGAGATCGTGGTCGTTTTCAACAACGGCGGCAGCGACGTGCAAGACAGTTTCTCGACGATTGGCGGCTCGCTCGATGCGGTGACGCTGAATAATCCGGTGAGCCCGCGGACGTTTTATACGCGAACGCACGGCGACGGCTTGATCGTGAACGGGGCAGTTTCAAGCGGCCATTACCGTATCGACTTTCGGGCGCACACATGAGCGACGCGGAAAAGTTCGCGGAAGTCATCGCGAAGTCTACGGGCCAAGACGCGGCGTGGGCGGTTCGCGTTGCGGAGCAGCTTAGCGGATTGTGGCAAGGCGCAGACGGCGAGGACGCGAGTAAACAGCGTAATTGCTGCGGCGGCGCGCATGTCGACTATTCGCCGCCGGCGTCGTGAGGCTTGCGTGCGGAAGCGGTTTTTGACCACGATGGATTAACACAAAGGAGCTTTCCCATGGTTGCGTCGTGGAATTTCTTTTTAATCGGTCGCAAGAAGCTGTGGGACGGCTCGATCGATCTCGACTCGGACACGCTCAAGATCGCGCTGACGACGTCAAGTTATTCGCCGAACAAGGATACGCACGACTTCTTCGACGACGTGACCAACGAAGTCACGGGAACCGGCTACAGCGCCGGCGGGGCCACGTTGACCACGAAGACGCTCACGGCGACGGCCGCGAATTCGTGGGGCGTCGTGTGGGCCGCGAGTACGGCCTACGTGGTCGGCGACGTGGTCAAGCCGCTGGTGAGCAACGGGCACCTCTACCGCTGCGTCGTGGCGGGCACGTCGGGCGGTTCCGCGCCGTCGTGGACGACGGTGCATGGGCAGGTCACGGTCGACAACACGGCGACGTGGGTGGAGATCGGCACGAACATCGTCACGTTCGATTGCGACGATCCGTCGTGGGCCGCGTCAACGATCACGGCGCGGTACGGCGTCGTTTACAAGTCGACTGGCACCGCATCGACGTCGGCGCTGATCGGCTACCTAGACTTCGGCGGGGACATCAGCAGCACGGCGGCGGCATTCACGCTGACGGTCAGTTCGAGCGGTCTGTTTTACTGTTGACGGGTGATTCTTGTCCGACACGATCACACCTTGCCAGATCGGCGACGTCTGGGCCGACGCTCCGAGTTCGCTCGTGGGTCCCGGCCAGCGATTCCCGCTCGTCTCCGGCGACGTGTGGTGCGACGCGCTGGCGTCGGCCGTGGCTGGCGCCGCGAGCGTGGCGGCGAAACTCGGCGACACGTGGGCGGACGGCGTCAGCCTGACGCCGCACGCGGGCCTCGCGGTCGCGGCTCGTGTGGGCGACGTCTGGGCGGACGCGTTGCCCCAGACAGTAACAGCGGCCGTCTCGCAAAGACTCCCCCTGGGTGACACCAATGCCGACTCCTTCGCAGTCTCAATCACCGTTGCCGCGCAAGTGGCGGCGAAACTGGGCGATGTTTGGGCGGACGGCCCCAATGCGGTCCCGTCGGCTGCCGCCCGCGCCACTACGCAAATCGGCGACAGCGGAGCAGACGGATTCGTCCACGCCCCAAAAGGCGCGGTCGGCTTAGTAACCCAGATGGGCGACGTGTGGGCGGACGCTCGTTCGTCGGTGTCCACAGGAGCCGCTTTGGTGCTCGCGGGCGGCGCCACGGCGATCCTGGGCGACGCATGGGCCGACGGCGTCGGCGGCGTAGTACACGGGACTGTTGGGCTGGCGCTGCACTTGGGCGATATGTGGGCGGACGGTGTCCACTCGGCGGCGATCGGGCGAGGGGCGGACGTCGGGTTCGTCTTGCTCGTCGGAGCGTACAGCGAAGTGATTGATATTTCGTCGGACGTCAAGTTCGTGGTGGGGCCGGCGAATTGCGGGCCGGCGGAGACGGAGTGCGACTGCGTTTTGATCATCGACATTGACGGGGGCTCATTCTGATGAGCTGCGGCAGCGGCAAGAACACGATCACGTGGTGGCGCGGGCAGCGCAAGACGCTCCGCCTGCAAATCTGCGCGCCGCCGGCGGAGGGCATCGGCGGCTGGACGTTTGCCTTCTACCTCTACGATTCGCTGCTTGCCGACGCCGAGCTTGTGCTGACGAAGACGACCGGCTTCACGATCACGGAGACGGGCGGCGCGGACACGCCGGCGGTCGTCGAGTTGCTCCTGCAGCCTGCGGACGTGGCGACGCTCGATCCGGGCACGTACCACCACAAATGGGTGCGGGCGGACAATGGGATCGTGATCGACTACGGGCCCTTTATCCTCAATCCATGAAAGGGCGACATGACCGCGTCAGAACTCGCCCGATTCCTGGGCAACGCGATATTCGGGACGATCCGCTTCCGCCGCGGAGCCGCGGCAGCATTGCCGACGCTCAAGGATGGCGAGCCGGCATGGACGAGCGACACGCATCTCCTTTACGTCGGCAGCGTGAGCAGCGGCAACATTCTCGTTACCGGCAGCGGTGGCGGGGGCGGCGCTCCCGCGGGCACTGGCTACGTCCACGTAACGAACGGCGTCTATGACACGCCGTCGGACATCATCAACGCGACGACGGTGACGACGAACGCGAACTTGACGGGGCCAATCATCAGCGTCGGCAATGCGACGAGCGTCGCCCAGCAGACGGGCACGGGCACGATCTTCGCGATGCAGGCAAGCCCGACGTTCACCACGCAGATCGTGACGCCAAAGGTCGTCGGCGGCCCGTCGACATCTTCGACATTGACCTTTCAGACGACGACGGCGGCGGGCGCGACGGGCGCCGACATGATCTTCAAGGTCGGCAACAACGGCGCGACCGAGGGGATGCGGATCAAGAACGACGGCACGGTGAACGCGACGTCGTTTATCGGGGCGCTCACCGGCAACGCCTCCACGGCCACGACGGCTTCGGCAGTGGCCGTGGGCGGCATCACCGGACTTGGAACTGGCGTCGGAACGGCCCTCGCGATTAACGTCGGCTTGGCAGGAGCTTTCGTCACGTTCAACGGTGCGCTGGGCACGCCATCCAGCGGCACGGTGACGAATCTAACCGGCACGGCTTCGATCAACATCAACGGCACGGTTGGAGCGACGACGCCGGCCGCGGGCACGTTCACTTCATTGCAAGCGACCGGCAACATGACCGTCGACGGCGATTTACTCGTCAGCGGCAATACGGTCACATTCGACACGGCAACGATCACGGTCGAAGACCCGCTTATCAAGCTCGCGAAGGCCAACGCGGCGGACGCAGTGGACGTCGGGCTCTACGGGCTCTACACGTCCTCCGGCTCCAAGTATTCCGGTCTGTTTCGTGACGCGACAGACGGCAAGTGGAAGCTGTTTACCGCACTCCAGGAAGAGCCGACGACGACAGTCAACACGGGCGGGACAGGATACACGGTCGGAACGATCGTAGCATCGCTCGAAGGAAGTCTAGCTAATGCCACAGGACTGCCTGTTGCGGGCGGCGGCACGGGAAACGCTACAGCGACAGCCTACGCGCCGCAGTTTGGCGGCACGACATCGACGAATCCGCACCAATCCGGTACCGCCGGAACCGCTGGCCAAGTTCTCAAGTCTGGAGGCGCGGCCGCCGTGGGCGCTTACGCCGACGACGTGGCCTCGTTCGGCATTACGATCGACGGTGGCGGCGCGGCGATCACGACAGGCGTGAAGGGCTACGTCAATATCCCCTACGCTTGCACGATCACGAGCGCGACGCTTACCGGCGATCAGACAGGCTCGATCGTCATCGACGTGTGGAAACTGGCCTTCTCGACGTCCGCTCTGCCGACCGTCTCCAACACGATCACGGCGAGCGCAAAACCGACATTGTCGTCCGCCAAGGGTTCTCAGGACACGACGCTTACCGGCTGGACGACGAGCGTCTCGGCGGGAGACACGGTCGGGTTTAACGTCGATTCGTGCACGACGACCACGAAGGCGACACTCGTACTCAAAGTCAAGAAGTCGTAAGGAGTACACCCATGCCCAATGCGACAAACCAACAAGTGCAAACCTTCGTTAACGAGCGTTTCCGCCCGTTCGCGGAGGCGGCGAGGGCGTTGTACCTCCAAGCCAAAGACAACCGCGCCGCCATCGACGACGTCTATTCGGCGTGTGCCCAACAAACCCCGACATGGACCGACGTGCGCAACGACGGGCCGCCGCATTTACTCGTTCCTCAAGACGTGCTCTCGTGGAACGCCTTCATGGCGAACATCATCATGGCAATCGAGGGCACGGCGGACGGAAACACGCTGAGTCAAATTAGCGGCAATTGGGCGACGGTGCAAAAAGCCTGCGTTCGCGGAGTCTAACACAGTGGCGTATACGAACTTTTGCTGCCGTAGCGGCGGCAACAACCTGAATGCCGGCACGCGCAAGGGCGACACTACGGAACCCGGCACGGCCCCCTCGTTCGCTTACAACGGCACGTTCGCTACCGACACGTTTACGGTCACGTCGGGCGCTCAGGGCGGCTCAACGACGAACCCTCAGGCCGATGGCGTCGTCGCCGGCGACTTCGTGCATGTCTCGAACGGGGCAGTCGGGAGAATCGCGAGAGTCGCCAGCGTCACGACGACGACGATTGTGCTTGACACGACGGCGACAGTTGGGAGCGGGACTGGGGCGACGTTGGCCAACGTTGGCGGGGCGTGGGCGGGACCGAGCGGCGCGACCGGCTTTCCGATTGGAACTTTGACAAATGCCGTCACTAACACGTCGGGCAACAACGTAAGAATCAACCTCAAAAACAACCAGACGTATTCGATTTCGGCGTTCTTGTCGAGCAATCAGGCTGCTGTGTCAGTCCAAGGCTACTCCAGTTCATACGGCGATTTTGGCAAGGCGACAATCGACGCGAGCACCAACGCCATTAGCCTTTACTCCCAGACGGGGGCCGGGACGCTGTTGGCTGACGCGATCCTGCAAAACAACGGGGCGAGCGGTATCAACGCAGGGATTGCAGTGACCGCCGGCGCATTGACGAGAGTCGTCGTAAACACCGTTCGTGGCGCTGGTATTTCCGTGACCGGCACGGTGCGCATCGAAGAGTGTGAAACCTATGCGTGTAACTCTGCGAACTCTGCATCATCCGGAGGCGTCCTTGTTTCCGGTTCGGGAATAGCTCGTATCAGTCGCTGCACAATCCATGACAATGTTGGCAGCAACAGCAACGGACTGGTTCTGACCGGCGCGGGTCCCGTATTCGTTAAAAACACGATCTTCGACAGCAATGAAAACGATGGTGTTTTGATCACGGCGACGAGTGTTGCCACCTTTGAAGATTGCGATTTCTACAACAACGGTCGAGACGGCATCGAATCAACGGCGACTCAGGCCCAGCTTTATAGCGAGAACTCCAACTTCATCAAGAACGGTCGTTACGGAGCGGAGCAAGCTGCCTCGACGGTGCGCAATTGGTTCATCGTGAATGCTGGCTACGGCGCGGGGACGGCGGCCAATGCGAGCGGCACGACGTCAGGGGCAAACATTCAGGAAACCGGAGCCGTAACCTACGCCTCCAACGTAACCCCGTGGGTCGATCCCGCCAACGGCGATTTCCGCATCAATCTCGCGGCGGCGAAGGGGGCCGGACGCGGCACGTTTACCGAGACGGCGGCGAGCTACACGGGAACGGTCGGCTATCCCGATATCGGGGCGGCTCAGCACATAGACCCGGCGAGCGGCGGGAGTTTTGCCTGGGTCGGCTAAACAGGAGGATGTATGCGTCTTTGTCTGAATATGATCGTTCGCCAGGAAGCGAAAACCATCGAGCGGTGCCTGCGCTCGATCACCCCGCATATCGCGTGCTGGGCGATCACGGACACGGGGTCGTCGGACGACACGCCGCGCATCATCGAACGCGTCATGGCGGAGCTGGGCATCCCCGGCCGGCTGACGTTCCGGCCGTTCGACAATTTCTGCAACGCCCGCAACGCGGCCTACGCCGAAGTGCGGAACGTGGACGCGGCGTTCGACTACGTGCTCTTGTCCGACGCCGACATGGTGCTCACGGCGACCGATCCCGACTGGCACAAGAAACTGTCGGCGAAGGTGCATTCGATGCCGGTGCGCTACGCCGACGGCAAGCTCGAATATTCGTTGACGCGGATCGTTCACTGCAATGCGCCGCTCGCGTTCCGCGGCGTGACGCACGAGTACCCGGACACGACGCCGCACTTCCCGGTACTGATCGACGGGGCGTGGTTCGTCGATCATTTGGACGGCGGCTGCCGCGGCGAGAAGACGGAGCGGGATATCCGGCTTTTGACGAAGGGACTCACGGACGAGCCGGGCAACGTGCGATATATGTTCTACCTCGCGCAGTCGTACTACTTCGGCGGTCAGCGAGAGAAGGCGATCGAGTGGTACACGAGGCGGATCGAGGCGGGGCCGCACGGCATCCCCGAGGAGCAGTTCATTTCGGGCTACCGTATTGCGCAGTGCTTGCAGGCGATGGAGCGGTGGGCGGACTTCGTCTACGCGTGCTGGGATTTGCATCAGAAGTTTCCGCACCGTGCCGAGCCGTTCAATCTGCTCTCGCTCCACTACTTGCAGCGGCAGCAAAACCGTCTCGCGTATCTGGTCGCGAGTGAGGGCGCCCGCATCCCGCAGCCCAGGGCCGACGCGCTGTTCGTCGAGCCGGAAGTCTACAAGTGGCGGCTTCGCGACACGATGGCGGTCGCGGCGTTCTACCTGGGACGGCGCGAGGAGGCGCTAGTCCTCAATCGGCAAATCCTCCCCAGCGTGCCCCCACCGGACCACTCTCGCATCGAAGCCAACATCAAGCTTTGCGAGCCGCAGATCAGTAATCCAGTGGGGCGGGTGAAGGAGTTCGATCTCAAGCGGTGTCTGGTCGTCATGACGATCGGCGACCGCGAGCCGGCGATCCTCAAGATCCGCGACTACGCGTGCGGGTTCGAGACGGTCGTGATCGACCACAGCGAGGACGCCCAAAACCGCAAGATCGGGGCGTTCTCCTGGAAGGGCCATAAGTGGCACAATATCGCCAAACTATTCACGTCCGAGGTCGTCAAGGCCGCGGACTTCGATTACGTGTGGTTCCCTGACGACGACGTCGACATTAGCGGCCGGGACGCCGAACGACTCTTCCAGTGGGCGCACAACTACAACCTGCAACTCTGTCAGCCAAGCTTGTCGGCGGACTCGGCCTGCACCAATTGGCCGATCACCAAGCACGTGCCGGGCAGCGAAGTGCGCCGCACGAACTTCGTGGAGATCATGGCGCCACTGTTCCGGATGGACGCACTCGCGAAGTGCCTGAGCACGTTCACGGAAAACAACTGCGGTTGGGGGCTCGACCTCATCTGGCCGCGGATACTCGGCGACCGCGATATCGGCGTCATCGACGCTGTGCAGGTGAAGCACACGCAGATGTGGTCGTCGCCGGCGTGGACGCTGCCGAGCGGCAAGACGCCGCACCAGGAGATGCACGAGACGCTCAAGCGGCACAACATGGACTTCGAGGCGGCGCGGGCGGCGGTCGGCGTCGTATAGACGCCACAACGCAAAAACCACGGGCTGAGGTATGGATGGCATGAGCGATACATTCTGGGTGTCGTTCTTTACGCTGGCAACGCTGGTCGCCAAGAGCATGCTTGACGAGTGGCGTGCGCGGCGGCAGGCGGCTCAAAATTTCAAGATCGCGTCGGAACTGCACGAGAACACGATCAGGACAATCCAGGGTAATGCGGAGGTGTCCAAGCAGATCGACAGCGCGACGCGCGAGACAACGGAACACGCGGTCGAGGCGAAGAAGGCTGCCAGTTCCGCCGCGGAGAAGGCGGGCAAGATCGAGGAAAAGGCAGACAGCATCGAGAAGAAGACCGACAAGATCGAGGAGAGATTAAACGGCGGCGACGCGGGACTTGGCGCCCGCATTACGAAGAACGAGACGCGGCTGGACAATCTGGAGAAGGGGCAAGACGCCATCACGAGGTCGGTCGATCAACTGGTCATCAGCTTCGCCGCCTTCGCCAAGAGGTTCGACAAGAGTCATCCAGAGGTTTGACAATGGTCCGCATTCTGTCGTCTTTGTTCGTCCTCTTGCTGGCGTCTGTGGCCAGTGGCCAGTCCGTCACACTTCCCGAGACGACGACCGGCGTCCCTGGTCAGTGGATCGTCTTGGCTCCTCTCAAGGTCGACGGCGGCGTGGTCAAGTGGCGATTCGATCCGGCACTGCAAGAGGTCAATCTTGGTCAATTGCTGCCCGACGACATGGTGGCCAAGCTCAAAGGCAAGGTGGTCACGACCGCGGCTCCTGGGAGATACAAGTATGAAGCTTGGAACGCAAAAGGGGACGTGGCTTCGGACATCGCCGTGGGATGGGTGGTTATTCTCGGACCAACACCGCCGCCAGTTCCGCCGACGCCGCCCGTGCCTCCACCGCCGCCCGTGCCGCCTTCACCCGCGCCCTTTCCGCTTCCAGGTTTTCGGGCTCTTGTCGTCTACGAAGAGGTTGGGGGAGTTGCTCTTTTGAGCAAGGCGCAAACAAACGAATTACTCGGCGAAGAACTGAGCAAATACCTCAACGCCAAGTGCGTGAAAGGCCCGGACGGTAAGCAGGCCGAGTTTAGGATTTGGAAGAAGGACGTGGCTCTGGTCGGGGCCGAGAAACACTGGAGGGACGCAATGGCCAACGTCAAAGGCCCGTTTCCGCGGCTGATCGCGTCCGATGGCGTGAACTGGTTCGACGAGCCGCTTCCCGAAGGCGGCGCGATCCTGACACGCATTCGAAAGCTTGGAGGTTGAGATGGCGGAACTCATCTTTGACGACGGCACGGCCAACCTGCACCCCGATCTCGACGGCGGCATGAAGGGGCTCGTACCCCGTGATCCCGTCACGCAACAACCAGGCATGTACGCCGCGATCCCGCCAGCCAATATCACGCTCATTCCGCGTGGCGAGTGGTCCGACCGCATCAAGGACGGCGAGCGCACGAAGTCATTTCTGTCGCACATCGTTCGGCGCGGCGACGGCGGCAACCGTATCCCGTCGCTCGACCAGAATGGCCAGGGCTATTGCTGGGCCTATGGCAGCACAAGTGCCTTGCTTGCGTTGCGAGCCAAGGCCAATCAGCCCTACGTCCGTCTGTCGGCTCACGCAGTCGCTTGCAAGATCAAGAATTTCCGAGACGAGGGCGGCTGGGGCGCTCTGTCGATGGACTTTATGCTCAAGAACGGCGTTCCCTCAACGGATACGTGGCCCGAGAAGTCGATGAGTCGCGCCAACGATCGGCCAGAAACCTGGAAGGAAGCCGAGCTTTACAAACCAGTCGATCCGTTCATGGATTTGGCCAGTCCCGTCTACAATCGCGATTTGAGTTTCGACCAGATGATGACGCTGCTATTGCAGAGAATCCCGGTCGTCATCGATCTGGATTGGTGGGGGCACTGCGTTGTTGCTCTCGATCCTGTTGAACCGTCGCCTGGCAAATTCGGTCCGCGCATTTGGAATTCATGGGGAGATGGATGGTCGGACGGCGGTATGGCAGTGCTTCTTGATGCGAAAGGCCGACCGTCGAACGCTGTCGCTCCAACATCCGCCATCGCCTAGGAGGTCGCCGTGTTCAGTCTCGTGCTCACGTTCGCTCTTGCCGTTCCGCCGCAGTCGACGCTTCATGCGACTCCGCAATCGACTATTACCCAGACGTTCCCGTGCGCTCTCTGCGATGTCTGCCAATGCAAAGCGTGCAACTGCCCGGAACTTGAAGCGCGGCTCGCCAAGCCGCCGCCGTTGCCGAAGCCGCCAGTCGTCAAGCAAACCGTGACGACGCGAACGGTTCTCGATCACGGCTACTTCACGGGGCACACGCACAGTTGTCCGAACCCCAATTGCCCGTTCCGCAAGACCTACGGCGAGCCGTTCACCTGGAGCCATCAGATGAACGCTGGCCACAATTGCCCGCACTGCGGGGCGGCGCAGTACGTGGCGTCCAATCGGCCGACGACGATCTTGCGGGAGATCCCGGTCGCGAACGCCACGCCCGCCAAGACGGCGGCGCAAACGATAACGCTAGCGACGCTGCAAACGTCCGCCGCTTCGAGCAGTGCGTGCGCTAATGGACAGTGCTCAACGGCCGCGGCGCCAGCGCGCGTCGGTCTATTTCGAAGGAGATAAGATCATTTAACTTTAAGGAGTTTTTATGCACGTTGAACGTAGAACCGAGTTCGTCGACGTCCTCCCGCTGGAGGACCTCAAGACATTGCTGTCGCTTGTCAAGGGGCAGTCCGTCACCGCCAAGGACGTTGGCCTCGCGGTCGAAAACGTGGCGTCGTACGCCATGGGCCAGTTCCTCCCAGGCAACCCCGTAATGTTCTCCCCACCGCAGATGGAAGCGGCGGCCGTATGCTCCGTCGAGGAGTGCGAGGCGTCTCTGGAGGCAGTCATCGCTTCCGGCGATCCCAATAAGGGGATGCAGGCTGCTCCGGTCGGCAGGATCGACTGGAAGAATATCATCACGACAGTATTGCCGTTCATCCTGAAACTCTTGGTCTGATGAGATTCGCGGCCCCACGCGCTTTGGCTGGGCCTAGGGCGCGACTGTGGCGGACGATGGAGGCCGCTTGGGGCCGCGATGTTCTTCCGTCAGCGGGAACGGGGCACGGAAGCCCCTCTTTCGCTTCCAGGAGCGTCCCCATGCGTCTCACCGACTGGATTACCCTCCCGCTCGTCCTCGCCCTTGGCGCGTCGCTGGCGTTCATCGTGGCCGCCGGCATGGTCTACGGGCTGTTCTTCGGCCAGTCGCGCATCTGCCCGCTCTGCGGCGGCGCGGTCGACGCGAAACGGCGTTACCGAATTTACCGAATTACGCCGTCGCGGAATTGAAAAGCCGCGTAAATCGCTGGGAATGCGAGTCACGGCGATCGCATGTCAGTCATCCGGGTGGGTGAGTTGCAAGGCGTTTCCGTTCCGGTAGTTGCGACGATTTCTCGACGCTATAGCCGCTGCCTTATAAGCCCCAGCGGCGCGTATCGGCGCACTTTGTAAAACGACGCTACGCCAAAGACTTACGTCAAATCTCGTTGACCGAATAAAAATACGTTTGACGCACTTTCGCGGCGCGGTACGCTGTTTGGCGTGGCGTCGATCTTTTGTCGCGAGGGTGGGTGATGGATATCAAGGTGGACATCAATCCGGAGGACGTTAATCGCTTCGTCGTCGAGGCGATCCTTAAAAGCACGCTTGGAGAGGAAGTCAAAAGGGTCGTCGAGAGAAAGATCGGCGAGCTTTCGAACTCATGGAACAATCCCCTAGATGGCGTGGTTCGGCAGCACATCGAGCGTTGCATATCGAGTCTGTTGCAAGACACGTATCGGGAGACGATCCGGACAAAAGTTGCCGCCGCGATGGCCGGAAAGTTGACCGACGAGTGGGTCGAGAAGATGACGATGGCGGCGTTTCTGTTGCAAGACACGTATCGGGAGACGATCCGGACAAAAGTTGCCGCCGCGATGGCCGGAAAGTTGACCGACGAGTGGGTCGAGAAGATGACGATGGCGGCGTTTCATACGGTTGAAAGAGGATGAAAAAGAAATCCCGCGTAGGCCGCCGCCGCAAGGGCGAAGCTCCCGTGATGCGCCACCACAAAGCCAGCGGCCGCGCCTACGTTTACTACGACCGCAAGCCGCATTACCTCGGCCCGTGGAACTCCCCAGAGGCCCGCCGCGCGTACGCGACGTGGATCAAGGCTTGGGAAGCCGCCAACGTCCCCAGGGCGGAATTCAAACGCGGCGTCGTGGTCACCGTGGGCGACCTCGTGGCGGCGCACAACGAGTACGCCGATCGCCACTACCGGCGCCGCGACGGCACGAAGACGGACGAGGTCCGCGCGATGCGCCGCTGCTCGAGAGAACTCGTGGAGCGTCACATTGACGACGACGTCGAGGCGATCGAGGGGCGAGATCTGCGGGCGATCGTCGAGATTTGGATCGCGGCCGGCATCTCGAGGAAATCGGTTAACAAGATGCTCGGCAAGCTCAAACGAATCTTCCGGTGGGGCGCTGGCCGCAACTTGGTCACGGAGGCCACGGCCGCCCGCCTGTGGCTCGTCAAGGGCATCTCCGCCGGCGAAGGGGGCCGCGAGACCGACGAAGTCGCTCCCGTGCCCCTACGCACGCTGGCACGCACGCTCAAAGCCATGCCCGTGGATCTGGCGGCGATGGCGCGGGTGCAGTACTATTGCGGATGCCGGCCCGGCGAAGTTTGCGCCATGGCGCCGGGCGAGATCGTCCGCGGCGGCTCGTTCCGCGTCGAGGGCCGCACGGTCAAGATCCCGCCGGGGTTGTGGGTCTTCCTCCCCGGCCAGCACAAGACCGCCAAGCGTGGCAAACTGGTTTACTACACGCTCGGACCGCGGGCCCAGGCCGTGCTGGCACCGTGGCTCGCGAAGGCCGGCGCCGGCTACGTCTTCCCCGGCCCCAAGACCGAGCACGTCCGCGAGGACTTCTATTCGCGGAAGTGCGCCGAACACTCCGCGGCGCTCGGTGGCGAAAGCTGGTCGCCGGGGCGGCTCAGGCATAACTTTCTAACGCGGTGGGACTCGCTCGCGGGGATCGAACTTGGCTCCGCGGCCGTGCGTCACTCGACGCTGGCGACGACCGCGATTTACGTGCAGCGGGATTTGGGGCGAGTGGGGCCCGTGGCGGCGAAGATAGGGTGATCCAGATGAAAGTCACATTGAAGCTTCGCGACTTCCAGGGACAGAAAGTCGTTTACTACGACTGCCAGACGCCGGGATGCGGTCAAGAACATTGGGTCGTTCTTATTCGCGAATCGCTTTGCAAACTTCCCGGCGTCGAGGAGAAGCTTAAGCAGTTTGTCGACTTCGTCCTCGAAGCGGACCAAAAAGAGCATCCATGCCTTTGGGGCCAATGCGGCCACTATAAGCAAAACACCTAGACAGCCACCCACTCCTGAGCATCCACGAACTCGCGCCCAAACTCCGTGAGCGCGTACCGCCCGTTCTCGCCACGCTCCACGAGCCCGTGCGCCTGCAATTCGCTGATCCCGCCCGGCGCTCGGTAGATGTTGCTTTCGACGGCACGCAACTGCGTCGCCGACTTCGGCCCGGCGCGGCACGCTTGCATGATGCGAAGCTGGGCCGGGCTTGGCGTGAACTCGTCGCGCATCGCCACTTCCGCCGCGGACGGCGGGAAGATCGGCAATGACACGGATTGGCCCGACGACACCGTGATCGATATCTGCGTCGGCACCACGCCCGGCGGCAGTCCCAGGCGGCGTAGGACCGTCACGGCAAACGTCCATGTGTCGATGGTTGCTGGTGGCATGGGGGCGCTCGAAAGCCGATTGTAGCCGCGTCGACTTGCGATTTCTACACGCCTCGTGCAATTCTCATCGTCTCACAGGTTTCAAGTAAGTCAATACTGCCGTTGACTCGCGTACACTAAATGGGTCGCAACGGATTGCGGCAAAAGAATTTGCGTGGTTACGAATTCGTTAATCGAGAACGGGAGCGCCGTAGCGTACGTGCGAAGCGTACGTCAGCTGAGCTATTCCCTTCGCGGTGGGCGCGTGGTATCATGACGACGTTTACCGCGGACGATTGCTCCCGGTGGGATTCGAACCCACAACCGTGCCCTTGCGAAGAGCCTGCTCGATCCGTCGAGCTGCGGGAGCATCCTTGGGGCCAGTCGGTTGCAGCTGACTGGCCCCGCTTCTTTCCATTCCGTAGCCGCACCCTAACCGATCACGCCATCGCAACGCCAGCTGGCGCGCAGCGGCGAACCCACGTTGACCACGGAAAACGCTGGGGAAAACGGCGCGACGTGCGCCACGAAAAGTGCGGGCGTGAAAGCGACGGGTCTTAGGGATTTGTCAGCTGGACCGCGTCAACTGGCGATCAGCTTCCAGGCCGCCGCGACCGGGCCGAAGACGCAGAAGTCGACGACGGCGACGACGCCGCCCGGCAGCATCGCGCGCAGGCCGTCGCTCAGGGCGGCGACCGCGATCGCGGGAAGACAGATGGCGCAAGCGATGAGTCTGGCGTTGTACTTTTGCGGCGTCATTTGGGGTTATCCAGTGGGGGCTCGTTAGGCTTCTCGGCGTCTGGCGAATAGCCGAACGCGACCTTGAGGCGGCGCGCAATCTCCGTCTTTAGGTGACGGCCTTCGCGGTGCGCCGACAAGTCCGCCATCTTCTTCACCCAATCCGGAATGGACACGTTCAAAGAGACTTCCTTTTCCTTTGCGGGATTCTTTGGCCTTCCCCGCCCACGGCCTTTTGATTTCGCCATGGGGGAAAGTGTAATCGTGGCGGACATGATCTACAACCTCCAATAGCATTGTAACACCAACGCCGTAGCCTTAAATAGCTATTTTGACAATTCTTCAATTTTCGTCGATTTTCGTGTTGACGAAAATAGGTCGCGTCGTTTATACTGGTATCAGACGTGAGACGAACACTCACGCGACACCGAAACGGAGCCTTCGCAATGGAAACGATCATCAGCAACGCGGCCATGATTTGCGTCTTCGTGACGATGGTTTACGGCCTGATGGTTCTGGTCTGCAAGATCAGCGAAGAAACCAAGAAGTAACCTCACCCGGATCACCAGCCATGTTCACCGTCCTCACAAGTTCCATCGACATCCCGCTCGCCTCCGGCCGCGTGGTCTGTGTGGACGTGACGCGTTACGGAGAGATCGAGGCGATTGACGGCCCGGTGACGGCGGCGGAAGAGGCGGAGATCGTGGCGTGGCTGCGTCGGCCGTACCGCGATGACGTCGGTGCGTGGCTCGACGCGTGGGAGGATTGGTCATGAACGCAGCAGCAATGAGAATCGAGATCGAGATCGATCAGTGCGACGACGAGCAGACGTGGGTCTGGTCGTTGCATTCCTGCGGCAACCAGCTTTGCTACGGGTATTCCGGCAGCAAGGCCGAAGCCTGCGAGGACGCCAGGGCCGCTCGGCGTCACGAATACGCTTGGCGCAACGGAGACGAGTCGTGAAGCACATGCAGGAGCCGGCCGCTAACACTCCAGGCTGGACCTGTTTACGAACCGTGTGGCTCCCGAGCGGTGTGCGATTCGGGGCACTTTGGAGATTCGATGCTCATGAAAGAGTTACGCCGCTGGCCCGACGTCCACGAACGCTGCTTCCGGCGGCTGATCCGCGCCCTCGACAAGCTCGCCGACCGCCGTGGTCGCGACCCGCATGATCTGGCGTGGCGGGCGATGCGGATCGGCCAATCGTGGCAGCGTTGGCGCGAGCGCAAAGCGGCGGAAGCCAAGTAATTTACAGCGTCGCCGCACATCCTCGGCGGGGCGCCGCGAGCCGTGACTCTTGCGGGCGAACGCGGTTTTTGACCAGGATGCAGCTAGGAGGACCGTGATGCAGACGCCGAACCACTATCCCGAACTCGTCGACCGCGGCTGCGCCGTGGCGCTTGCGGGGCCGATTCCGACGCTTGACGAGCTTCTCGCGGCGGAAGCGGTCGCGGAAAATTGCGACGAAAACGATGATTCCGGGTGATCGCGCGACTCGGGAAAGGCTTCCGTAGGTGTCAGAAGGGTTCACCTAGATGACACCTACTTTTCCGCATTATTTACGCGGTTTGCAAGACGCTAAGAACTTCGTCTGAGGACGACTTTTGATACTGTCACTTGGAAAAATGAACCTGATTTCTGAATCGACTTTTCGTCAGACTGCTCTGAGTGATTTGCGAGGAGGTTGATGCGATGACCGTTGACGAACTGACTAAGGCCAAGAGTCGAATTGCGGACGCGGAAAAGCTGTACGACCGACTCAAGGTCGTGGAAGAAATGGTCGACGCGTTGGAACGTCCAAACGTGATGGTCGCGATACACGTACTCGCGCCCTACACGAACGACTACCGCACCGAGAATCGTGGCGCTTTGACGACCGCCCGCGACGACCACAACGAATGCCTCACGAGCGACGTTGGCCTACTCAAGAATATGGCGACGATCGCGGTTAAGGGAGAACTCGCCCGGCTCAAGAAACAGATCGCCGATTGCTGACCCCACTGGATTACCCCAAACGAAAGGAACTCTCAAAATGGCCAAATTGAAAGAGCGTCCCGTCATCGTCACCACCGAGCATCGAGGCGTGTTCTTCGGCTACGCCACGGACACAACCGGCCCATCAATCGACCTGAAACGCGCTCGCATGGCGATTTACTTTGGCACGACGCGCGGCCTCATGGAACTCGCCGAGACGGGGCCGACGGAAATAAGCCGTATTTCCGCGAGAGCCGACATTGAGGTTCGCAAAATCACGGCAGTAATTGAAGTCGCGCCCGCAGCGGTAGCCAATTGGGAGGCTAAGTAACGCCATGATCCTTCTCGCCAACCGGATCACTGTTATTGATGCTCTCGATGCCGGGGCGTGCATCGATGGCGTGAAAGAGTTTGTCGACAAGACGAAACGAATAGCCGGCGACGTGGGCGAGTTGACCGGGACGGCTCGCGAATGGTTTGTCGGCAAAGGCAACGGCGACGGCGACGGCGACGGCGACGGCGACGGCTACGGCTACGGCTACGGCGACGGCTACGGCTACGGCTACGGCTACGGCTACGGCTACGGCGACGGCGACGGCAACGGCGACGACTACGGCTACGACTACGGCGACGACTACGGCTACGACTACGGCTACGGCTACGGCAACGGCGACGGCGACGGCAAAGGCTACGGCGACGGCGACGGCGACGGCGACGGCGACGGCGACGGCGACGGCGACGGCAATTAAACACCACGCCCCACTGGATTACCCCATGCCCGCCACCACCGCCCGCACGACGACCACGCCGCTGACTCGCGTCTTTGCGCCCCGCGCCAAACGCTACGCGTGCCCGCGCTGTGGGGCGCGGTTCGTGTTCGAAGTTCTCGATCAGTGCCGCATCCCGACGCACGATCACCCGACGCACGAAAAGCTTTGCGCCGGCGGCGGGGAACTGCCGGTGTCGCCGTGGAAGGAGACGCTGTCATGAGTGGAAAACCGATACTCGTTGGCGAGAGCAACCCGTACGGCACGGACCAGCAGTTCGCGCTCTACCCGTCTCCCGATGGTTGCTCCGGCCATAGGCTCTGCTGCCTAATCTTGGGGATGCGCCGGCAAGCGTACATGAACGTTTTCGAGCGCGTCAACCTCGTCGACGGCAAGTGGTCTATGAAGCCCGCTCGCGAGCGGGCCGAAAAACTCATCAACGGGCTCTGCGGTTTCAGCGAGGAACAACCGCTCATCCTGCTCGGGAGCAAGGTCGCGTCGGCGTTCAGCGTCACGTTCAGGCCGTTCGAGCAACTCGGCGAAGACATATTGATGCTGCCACATCCGAGCGGCCTCTGCCGCTTGTGGGGCGAGCCGGGTGCGTACGCCAGGGCTCGCGAGGCGGTGCTGCGGCTCGCGCCGGAACTGGCCGACGTCATCGGCAAGACGGAGGGCAAGCCATGCCGCGCGTAATCGAGATCGAAGGCCGCATGACCGAACTCCTCACGCGGGCCGAAGCCGGCGAGTCGATGGGCGTAGCGCCGCGGACGATCTGGCTGTGGGCGACGCGCGGCGTCCACGGCCGCAAGCTCGGTCACGTGATGCTCGGCGGTGTCAAGTGCTACCGCAAGTCGGACCTCGCGGCGTTCATCGCGGTCACGCCGAACACGGAGCCGGTAGAGACGCCGCTCGTCATCGTGTCGCGGACGTCGCCGGAGACGAGGAAGCGACTGCGGGACGCGGGGTACAAGGTTTAACTTATTTCACGCAAGGAGACGATCGATGCTTCATCAGATCAAAAATAGGTGGACCGGAGCGGTTTTGTTTGAACTTGAATGTGGCTCGTTAAAAATCTGTCTTGAGGCTGGCGTGAAGGCTAAGGCCAACCTCAGCTACGCCAACCTCAGCGCCGCCAACCTCCGCGCCGCCAACCTCAGCGCCGCCGACCTCAGCGCCGCCAACCTCAGCGACGCCAACCTCAGCGCCGCCAAGAACATGAAACTCCCAACGGGTGAGACGTGGGCGGATTACTTATCGCAGACCGTGCCGGCGCTGTTGACCGCGGGAGGCCGTCCGTTGAGCGAAGTCGCCACCGCTGAGCATTGGAATTGCCACGACTGGGGCAATTGCCCAATGGCGGCGGCGTTCGGCGTCTCCAGGATCGACGACGTGCCAATCCTCTACCGCCCACGCGCTGAGCAGTTCGTGCGATTGTTCGACGCAAACCAAATCAAGCTTAAAGACATTTTGCCGAAGTCGACGTCGTAACCACACGCCCCACACGGAGGGTGCGCGGCGTTGGACGTCGCGAGGGGCACGGATCACTCAACGAGGAGTTCTCATGGTCGTGAAACATCCAAGCTTGCCGCTTACGTCCGAGAGCGTGGCGGATGCGCCGGCGAAGATCGATGGCTCGCCGTTGCAAACCGCGCCGACGAAGACGAAGGCGCCGCCATCCGAGCTTCTCGTGATGGGGCGGATTGAGCGGCTCGTCGAGCAACTTCCAGAACAAGCCCGCGGACGAGTAATCCGGTGGGTGTTCGAGAAGTGGTGCGATGGCAAGGACGTCGAACTCGCGAAGCGTTTGCACGATGCTGGATTCAAGCGACTGGGAGAGATGCAATGAAAGCGTGGCGTTTACGTGCAGAAAACTTCATGCGGCTCGTCTTCGTCGACACGCCGCTCGGGCGCGGCGTTCAGAAGATCGTCGGCAAAAACGGCCAAGGCAAATCAGCGATCCTCAACGCGCTGCGCTGGGGGTTCGGCGGCGCGAAGAACGCGCCCGACGAGATCGTGCGGCACGGCCAAGAATCGGCGGAAGTGCTGATCGAAACCGACGACTTCATCCTGCGCCGCCGTGCCACAGTGGACGGCGGCAAAGGCGGCGACGTGACGCTTGAATCGAAGGACGGCAAGACCGTCTACAAGCGTCCCCAGGAGATGCTCAACAAATTGTTCGGCGGCGGCGTGGTCGCGTTCGACCCGGTCGGCTTTTCGCGCATGAAGCCGCGAGACCAGGCGGACTTGCTCCGTCAAGTCACGGGCCTCGACACGACGGATATCGACGCGGAGCGCAAGGCGACGTTCGACGAGCGCACGATCATCAATCGCGAAGTTGCGCAGCTCAAGGCGAAGCTGGCTGACATGGACGAGCCGGCGCCCATACCGGAGCCGCCGGCGGAGCAGGACGTCAGCGCGTTCGTGGCGGAGATCGAGGCGGCGGCGAAAACGCAGGCGAAGAACGACAACGCCCGGCGAATGTTAAGGGACATCGAGCGCCAATGCGACGAGAAAAAGGCAGCGATAGAGCGACTGCAAAAAGAACTGGAAGAGTTGTCTGTAAACGCTTCTGCTGGCCGCGTCTTCGTCGCTTCCCTCGTTGATCCCGACGTCACCGCCATCAAGACCCGTCTCGAAGACGCCAAGACGCAGAACGCCCGCATTCGCGGTCAGCGGCAACTCAAGGCCACCGCCGACCGCCGAGCCAACGAATACGCGACGCTCAAGCAATCTCTGGCCGACGCGGAGCGAAAATCGAACCTCCACACCACCCACCTGGGCAACCTCGACACGGCGAAGCGCGAACTGCTCGACAAGACGCCGATGCCGGTGCCGGGGCTTGGGATCGACGGCGACGTGGTGACGCTCGACGGCGTGCCGTTTTCGCAAGCCGCGTCAAGCCAGAAGATCCGCGTCGGGCTGGCGATCGGGGCGGCGCTCAATCCGGGGATCGAGACGCTGCTGGTCGAGGAGGGGAGTTTTCTCGACGAGGATCAACTGCACTTCGTCGAGGAGTGGGCGGAAGAGAATGGGATTCAAATCATCATGGAGATCGTCGGCGACGTGGCCGACGGCATCACGATTGAGGCGGGGCGAGTGAAGGAGATCGCTAAGTGAATCGCGCCGATGGTGTAACACGGGTAGCACAGTCGCTTTTCCAGGCGAACGGAGGCGGTTCAACTCCGACCTCGGCGCTTCAACTTTGGTTCTCGAAGATCGAAAAGCAAACGGCGCGAACGCTCAATCGTCTCTGGCATTCGCGTTATCCAGAAACGAGCCGCAGCGCAGTCCGCGTTTGTTACGGTGCGGATTTCGATGGCTTTTACTACGCCGTCGCGATGTGGACTAACCCGTCGTCGCCGAAACTTCCGCAGTTGGCGTGGCTCATGTTGAGCCGTTGGGCCATCGCGCCAGACGCGCCGAAGAACACGGGCACACGAATGGAGTCATGGATGGTCCGCGACGTGAGGCGACGGTTCCCCGAAGTAACCACACTGGTTAGCTACAGCGACGCCGACACGCACGACGGCGCGATCTACAAAGCGTGCAATTGGATTGAGGGTGAGACGACGACACGAAAGGCCAGCAGCCGGAACTGGCACAACCGCGAACGCGCGCGGCAGCAATTAAACCGAGTGGCCGAACGGGTCACGCGGTGGACCAAAACCATACGAACTTGCGCCGACCCAACAAACCAAGTAGCTGCACGCTAACGCACGCGGCCAAAGGGGCGAAAGAGGAAGGCGCATCAAACAACTAGGGAGCTAAGCGATGGCGATCATCAAGATTCAGGTCAACGCCCCGATCACGGGGATTCCGACATCGGCCGAACGCGTCCAGGGCGAATACGGCCCGCAGGTCAAGCTGCGCGGCAACTTCAACGGCGACGCGCAAGGCACGGTTTACATCAACGAGACGTGCGAGGGGCAAATGCGCACGCTCGGCGTACTGGCTGACGGGCCCAACGGAGGGCTCGTCATCAGTCGGGCCGTGCCGATCACGGTGCTGCGCACGGAGGAGAACGGCAAGAAGCGCACCAACCTGTCGCTTGCTTCGGGCGGCACGCCATCGCCCGTTAACCACGCTCCAACGAACGGCCACGCGGCGCCGGCGCATCCGGCAAACAACGCCGCCGAGCGTCCCGGCGAGACGTTCAAGCGTCTCAAGATCACCATGGCCGCGTGCCTGAAAGCGTCCCGCGAGGCGTGGATTGCGTCGCTCCCGGCCGGCGAGATCCCACCCATCGACGGCATCGCCTCGACCGCGCACACGTTGTTTATCGCCGCCGACCGCCGCAACTGCTTAAGCCCGTTGCCGAAGCCGCCGGCGGAGCCAGCGACCGATTCGCAGAAGCACGAGATCGATTCGGTGAGCGAATGCTTGGCGACGCGGCACGTGTGGACGCGGGAGCGTCTCCAGGCGGAGATCCTCGGCGCGACGCAGGCGACGGAGTTGGCGAAGCTTACGGAGCCGCAAGCGAAGACGGCGATCGACTTCTTGCAGCGCAAGCTTCACGAACTGGACGAGGCGGCAGCGGTCGCGGCGGCGGCGCAGCAGCAGCGTGCGGCGGCGACGGCTTCGCCCGACGAAGAGATTCCGTGGTGAGCGGCGGCAAGTAATCCGGTTGTGACAAGGACTTAAGGAGATCAGTCACGTGGCGAAGTTAGAAATCCATCCGTATGCGGAGATATTCCCAATCCACGGCGGCGAGTCGCTTGACGAACTAGCCAACGACATCAAGGCGAACGGCCAGTTATCGCCAATCGCTCTCTACGCCGACAAGGTCCTCGATGGCCGGCGGCGGCTGGCGGCGTGCGAGAAGGCCGGCGTCGCGCCTAGTTTCCGGCAATACCTGGGACGCGACCCGCTCGGCTTCGTGCTCTCCCAGAACTTACACCGACGCCACTTAGACGAGAGCGAGCGGGCCATGGTGGCGGCGAGAGTGGCAAATCTGAAAGTAGGCAAACCTGCCGATATTGCGCCAAATGGCGCAATATCCCAAGAGCGCGCAGCTGAAATGCTCAATGTGTCCCGGCGAAACGTGCAGCGAGCGACCAAGGTCCAGGCGGACGCGACGCCCGAAGTGATTGCCGCGGTCGATAAAGGCCAAGCCGCTGTGTCTGACGCCGCCGCGATCGCAGACAAGCTGCCGGCGGTGCAGAAGGCCGCCGTCAAGGCGAAGATCAACGGCAAGGCCAAGACGCTCAAGGAGGGGGCGGCGCAAGCCGAAGCGGCTGAGGATAAAGGCGAAGTCGACGACGCCCCATGGGTAGACGATTGGGGCATACCGATCACCGCCTCCGCGGCCGAAGCGTTCAAGGCGCAGGACGCGTTCGACGAGTTGATCGCCTATCTTCGTGCCGGCCAAAAGATGTTCAAGGCGTTGGCGACGTTGCCGGGAGCAATTTACCTGTCGAACTTTTGGCAGGAAGGCCGCGACGGCGGCTTCACGCATCCGGGCCTTCAGGCCGTGATTCACAATCTGCAAGACGCGAAGCCACGGTACACCGTCTGCCCTTACGCCTATTCGCAAGTCAAGGGTTACGTCCACGACAAGAAATGCAACACGTGCCACGGGCTCGGCTGGATGGCGACGATCGGCAAATCGTTCATGCCGCCCGAGGGGCTAATAAACGCCGCGAAAAAGGCCAATGGCGTGGAAGTTTTGGGGTTCTAATGTTCAACCTGCGCTACTACCAAACTGAGGCCCGCGAAGCGGTTTACCGCGAGTGGGACCGCGTGCAATCGACGGCCGTCGTTGCCGCGACCGCGACGGGCAAGACGGAACTGTATTTGTCGATCGCCGCCGACCCGATCCTTGGCCGCGTGCTGGTCATCGCCCACCGCGATTACCTGCTGGCGCAGCCGGAGCGGCGACTGGTTGGCGCCGGCTTCGACAGGTGCGATATCGCGGTCGAGAAGGCGACGCAGCGGAGCGAGGATAAGCTTACGAAAGCCAAGGTAGTCTTCGCCAGCGTGCAATCACTCTCTAAGCCGAAGCGGCTGGCGACGTTCGATCCGTACGCGTTCGACGCCGTGATCGTCGACGAGGGCCACCGCGCCGTCGCCAGGACCTACCGCACGATTCTCGCCCACTTCAAGCAAAACGCCAAGCTCCGCGTCCTCGTGCTGACGGCGACGCCGAAGCGGAAAGACGGGATCGCGCTGGGCACGGTTTGCGACTCGGTCGCGTACAGCTACGGGCCGCAAACGGCGATCGAGGAGGGCTGGATCGTGCCCTTGCGGTTCTTTCGCCGCGAAGTGGCCGGTCTCGATTTCTCGACGGTGAAGCTCAAGGCTGGCGATCTCGACGCCGACCAGGTCGAGCGGCTCATGCTCGAAGAACGTCCGCTCCACGAAGTCTGCGCATCGCTCGCCGAAGACCGCGGGCCTACGGTGATCTTTTGCCCCGGCGTGGCCATCGCCCGCGCCTACTCGACGATCATGAATCAGCGCTACCGGAATGAGCGAGCAACTGTGCTGTGGCAGGACAGCACGGACGAGGAACGAGAAACGGCGGGCAAGAAACTCCAGAACGGCGACCTGGATTACCTCTTCAATTGCGACCTCGTCACCGAAGGCTACGACGTCCCCGAACTCGTCCGCGTCGTGTGGGCCGCGCCGACCGCGTCGCTGGTGCGATTCACGCAAGGAACGGGCCGCGTCTTTCGGACGCATGGCAGTCTGCGGCACGTGCTCAAGGGTGGACGCGATGACGCGGAGGCCCGCAAGCTAGCGATCCAGCAGTCGCCGAAGCCGCTCGGCATGGTCGTCACGTACTACCCGCAGAACTGCCGGCATCAGCTATGCGAGCCGACCGACATTTTGGGCGGCGAAGAGTTACCCGGTGAGCAGCGGAAATACGCCAAGCAAATTCAGGAGCAGACCGCGGCGCAGGACGGCGGCTCCGCGCCCGAAGAGGACGTCGCCACCGCGGCAGCCGTCGTCGAGATACGCAAGCTGATCGAGGAGCGACGCAAGAAGATTAAGGCCGCCGCCGTCATCACCGACCACGAGTACGACGCTTTCGGCGCCACACCGAACCGTTCTGCCGCTAAGGGGACCAGGGACGAGCGCAAGACGGTCAAGGAAGTCTCAAACGATTGGCCGGCGACGAAGCCGGCTCAGGACAACATGGTCCGCTGGTTCAAACGGCAAGGCGTCGACACAGACGTCGCCGAGTCGCTCACCGCGTGGCGGGCGTTCACGTGCAGGCGACTCGTCGAAGACTACGGCCTGCGGATGGAGACGGCGCTATCGATGGGTAAGGGGCAGGCGCTGGCCGTCTTGGCGAAATACGAGGGCAAAGTCCATGCAACCGCTTGACGCTTTCCTCGCGGCAACCGCGGACCGCATCCCGACGGTGCAGGAGATGCTCGACTTGTGCGCGGCGCTCAATATCCGCATTTCGATGCGCGACGGGCAGCCCGTGACGGTGACGAAGCCCGAGACGCGGGCCGAAGCGGAGTTGCTCACGAAACTGTTTCGCCGCGAGCCGTTTCGGTCGCAGGCGATCGCGGCGGCGAAACTGGAGACGAAATAATGTGTGGATTAGTGCTAACGAGGGGCGTGGGCGAGAAGATCATGATCGGCGACAAGATCGTCATCACGGTCACGCGGATCGAGAACCGCAAGGTGCGGATCGGCGTCGAGGCCCCGCGCGACATGGAGATATTCCGCAAAGAACGTGGCATGGAGGTCGAGGATGGCGTTCAGCCTATTCGCAAAACCGGAGGCCGCACGTGATCTTCAACCAGCACAAAGTGCCGCCGCGCTCGAATGCCGCTGGCCGACCGGGCACGTCTCGGTTCACTCTTTTCCCGCCAACGGCTGGCCAACAGGTGCCCGCGAATGGCGGATCGTCGGCGCGGTGGAGTGGCAGCCTATTCCAGCAGCCGAGCGTGCGCGCGACCACGAGCGCCGCATGCGCCGGTTGCGTGCCGAGTGGCCTCTCATCGCTTCGCCAGTGGATCGTATGGCGCTGGGTCCAACGCAAGAGCGGCGATAACAAAGTCTCGGTCAAGCTACCGATCTCGGCGTCGACGCTCCGCGCCGCGTCGTCGACGGACCCGGCGACGTGGTCGACGCTGCGGCTCGCGCAAGCGGCGCTACAGACGCGGGTATTCGCAGGGGTTGGCTTCGTGTTCTCCCAGGGCGGCAATCTCTTCGGCATCGACCTGGATAACTGCATCGCCGTCGACGGCGTGGTCGCGCCGTGGGCCGCGGAGATACTCGCAGCGTTCCCGACGTACGCGGAAATCTCGCCGTCGGGCCGTGGGATCAAGCTATACGGCATCGGTGAGCACCAGGCGAAAGGCGTCTCGGCGTTCATGGGTCCCGCGGCGCCGGGCGAGAAGCGGCCACGGGTCGAGGTCTACGGGTGGGGCCGCTACTTCGCGTTCACGGGCCGGCGGCTGGCATCCGCGCCCGCCGACGTCGCCGACTGCCGCGAACCGCTGGCGGCGCTCGTCAAACGGCTGGCCGTGACGCCGCCGCCGCCGATGCCCGTCAGATCGTCCAGGACGCCCGCGACGCGACGCGCGGCTCTTTATTTGGACCGCGTGCCGCCGACGAAGTGCGGGACGGCGTCGTGTCACAACCGGACGTTCTTCTGCGCGTGCCGGCTCGTGGGGTTCTTTCGGCTTCACCCCGGTGAAGCGATGCCGCTGCTCGCGGACTGGGCGTCGCGGGGGGAGCATCGGTGGTCCTACAGAGAGTTGGAGCACAAACTGAGTGATGCGACACGAAAGGGAGGGTAATCCGGTGCGTTTAACCTGTGGTCGAGAAATCTTACTGGAGGCCTTGCAAGCGGTCGTGGCGGCGATGCCGTCGAACGCCGTGAGGCCAGTCTTGCAAAACTTCAAACTGTCCGCGGCGGGCGACGTGCTCGCCGTGCAGGCGACCGACACCGAAGTCGGCGTGACGCTCAACATCCGCCTTGGCGCCGGCATCGACGAGGAGGGCGCATGTCTCTTGCCGCAGCGTCTCGCGGGCGTGCTCAAGGAGGCGACGGACGACGATGTCACGATCGACGCCGATCTCTCCGGCTGCTCCGTCACCGGCAAGCGGCTGCGGCTCGAACTGCCGGCCAGCGATCCCGCGGCGTACCCGGATTGGGGGCGATACGACGACGGCCCGCATCACGAGATTGACGGCGCCTTGCTCAAGGATCTGATCGACAAGACCAAGTTCGCTGTCTCGAAGACGTTCGATTCACGCTACGCGGCGCAAACCGGTGTTCTCTGGAAGATGGACGACAAGGCGTTCTCTCTGATGGCTAGCGCCGGCGCGTACGCGGCTATTGCCGACGGTACGGCCAACCAAGTCGGAGACCATAAGACCGGCCTTGAATCCGTCGCGTCGCTCAAGTTCACGGTGATGGCTACGGCGCTCGCGGAGGGCCCGTGCAAGGTCGCGTTCCGCTCGAACGTGTGTTGGCTGATCACGGAGCGGGGGTCGGTCTGCGGCACGCTGCTCGCCGGGAAATTCCCCGACGTGCGCCGCATCCTGCCGAAGTCTCCGGGCGCCACGGCAACCGTCAATATCGACGACCTCCACTCGGCAGTGCGGCAGACGATGGCCAGCGCCAAGCAGGACGACGTTGACACGCAGCGGGTGTCGTTCGAATTCGGGGCCGAGACCGCGACGCTGCGGGCGGCCGGCGAGTCGGGCAAGTGCATCGTCACGATCCCGGCGACGCCTACGGGTTCGAAGCCGTTTTCTATACTGCTCAATCCGAAGAACATTGACGGCATCTTGAAGGCGGTCGACGTCGAAGGCGACATCGCGGTCGAATTCGCGGACAATCCCGAACGCGTCATCATTCGCGGCACGAACTCGATCTATCTGGCGGCCGGATTGGCAGGTGGAAAATGAACGAGCAGAAGCAAAGCGAGTTGGAGCGGTGGGTGTGCTGCGAGAAGTGCGGCAAGCCGCTGGTGCGGACGTCGGAGATGTTTTTCACGTGTACGACGACCACTAAGGACGGGCCGTGCCGCGGGCTGATCCACGAAAGACGAGTGCTAACAGCGCAAAAGAGGGTCGCATGATCCGCGTGGCCAAACTCACCGAAGCCGCTTTTCAGCGCCAAGTGATCCAGCTTGCGAAGCTGCGTTGCTGGAGATGCGCGCACTTCCGCCCAGCGCTGACGAAGGACGGCCGCTGGCGCACCGCGGTGCAGGCCGACGGCGCCGGCTTCCCCGACTTGATCCTCCTCCGCGGCGCACGCTGCATCGCCGCCGAGCTCAAGGTCGGCAAGAACAAGCCCACGCCCGAGCAGCACGAGTGGCTCGCGGCGTTTCACTTGGCGGCCGTCGAAAACTACATTTGGCGTCCCGAAAATTGGGATCAGATCATGGAGGTCCTACGATGAACGCAACCGGCCCGCCGCGCATCGAGACCACGATCGTCGTCACGCCCGAAGGCTCAAGCATGACGACGCTCACGCGCGGCTACACGGTCGAGGACTACGACGCGTGCGTCTTGGCGTCGCTGACGCACGCCGTCATGAACGCGGCCCGTGATTCGCCGCTGGGATTCGAGAAGTTCCTGGAGCGACTCTGCGAGCAGGCGACCGTGATCGCGAGCTTGACGCGGCGGGCGACGTGACCGCCAGACTAAGATGGCGGTCACGAATTCCGCGACGTGGGGCTTGCGGAGCGGCGAGCGACTTTGGTAGAGTCGGGGTAGGGAAGAAATGACCTTCCGCCCCAAGGCAAAGGAACGGAAGGTCGAAAACGTGTGGACGAGCACATTCTAGCCGCAACCGCGGCGACTCGTCCACGTCAAATTTCCGGCGGCGGAGTCCGACGTGGAAAAAAGACGCCTTCAAGCCGCCGGCCCAATAATTCGCGACACAAAAATAATGGCCCCTTACCACGGAGATTCGTCCATTGACGAATCGTGGCGGGAGCAAGACTAGCCGCCATCGATGCGGCACGCGGGACGCCGGGGAACCCCACGCTAAAGAAACCCAGGTTAGACGGCAGCCGTTTGCCGCTCGGAAGACCCGACGTCCAGGAGCCGTAAAAGTCGACTCGTCGCCTTGGCCCATAATCGTCTGGCGATATTTCGCAGTCGCTTTCGTCAACTAACGCAAGCGACTTTCGCCAATCGATGAACCCCCAACGCAACAGGCGTTTCGATGCGGACTCCAAAGGCCGAACTCTTCCGACCGTCACGGGACCGGGTTCTCCTGCTGGACTACCTTATCCAGCGTGGCTCTTTCCGCTCCCGTCGACGTACGCGGCGATTGGACCGTCGCAACGCAGGTAACGCCTGCCGAATACGCAACCGTTGCGCGCCCTCCCGTCGCTTTTACGGCCCATATATAATAGGGCGGCGAAGTGGCCGCAACATGCAAGTGGTCCGCTTGTCCAAGCGACAGCGCGGCAAGCGACCGAACAGACAGTGCGTGTAAAGCACAGTCAACCAACGTGACCGCGGCGCTACGTCAGGGTAATCCACGTGGTTGTTATTAGAATTGCTGTTTCACCGTCTGAGGGGCGCACCGCCAACCGCGCAACGTCAGCGCAACCGCGACGGAACAGACAGAAGACGGCGCGCCAAAGGTTAATACAGTAGGGCACGGTGCATGCACGGCGTGGGTGTACGGCATACCACGTAGGCGGTGGGCGTGGGGCTTGCGTACGGGGCACGTGGGCGGGTATCGTGGGGCGTGAGGGGGTAGACCAATGGCTAAGGTGAAGTCGGTGTCGTTCAACTTCGGGGCCAACAAGGCGAAGCCGAAGAAACCACGGCCCAAGCAAGGCGTTCGCGTCCACAAAGGCGTGGCGTACGGTTCATGAACTTCGGCGGCATGATGCGTCCCGTGTCGTTCGGGGCCGGCAGTCGCAAGTCTGCCGACGAACGCGATGGCGTGCCGAAGCCTATGGCGCGAGCAGTATCCAATCGTCACCTTGCGGCGATACGCGAGGCGTCCGAAGTGCTCGCGGTTCTGCCGTCTCAGGGCGAAAGCCTTCACGCGATCATGACCGGGCGTTATGATCTCACCGACCTCTTGGACGCGATGTTCGGGAAGCTTGGCCGCGTCGCCGAGATGCGGATTGCGACGCTGTCGTTCAACCAGAACAACGTCAGGCAAATCGGCGGATGGATCGGCGGCAAGACGCCGCTTGTCGGACGCGTCACTGTGCTTTGCTCGCTCTTCTTTCAGGACCACAATCCCGAAACGTACGAGGCGCTTCGCCAATCGCTTCGCAAGGGCGACCGGCTGGCGGCGACAAGGAACCATTGCAAGGTCGTCACGTTGCGATTCGAGAGCGGCGAACGCATGGCGATGGAGGGGTCGGCGAACCTGCGGACGAACGGAAACCGAGAGCAATTCGCGCTGTACAATGACGCCGTTTTGCACGATTGGCATGCAGCGTGGATCGACGACCAGGTGGGGCATGGCAAATAAGTCAACCAAGGTTGAAATCCTTCGCCGCGTCGAGCAAGTGATGAAGATTATCCTGTTCGGCGGAGAGTTCTCAGACATTCGCCAATACTCGTCAGAAAAGGACGAAAATACAAAGCGTCCGCGATGGGGCGTGTGCGATCGCACACTGCACACGTACCAGCAGCAAGCGTACGAACTGATCGAGCAGCAAGTCGAGAAGCGGCGGGACCGTATCTTCGCCCGCCACGTACAGCAGCGGCGGCAAATGCTGGCGCTCGCGATGGAGGCGGGCGACCTCTCGACTGCGTTGCAAATCGTGAAGGACGAAGCGGCACTTCACGGTATCTATCCGAAGACGAACGTGGCCGTCACGCTCGAATCGGTGACGATGGAAGTCGTTGAGGAGATCGTCGACAAGAGGGGGCCGGACACACCGGGAATTTTCAAGCGGCATGACACGAACGGTTCAACGGCAAATCGGGCTGTCGAAAGCCCAGCAGGCGTTCCGCAATAGCAAGGCGCTCTACCGCGGCTTCGTGGGCGGTCGCGGGGCCGGCAAGACCTGCGTCGGCGCATACGACCTTATCCGCCGGGCAAGACCGAATCGCACATACCTAGTCGGGTCGCCCACCTACACCATCCTGGATGACACAACGCTGCCGACATTCCGCGCGGTTGCGGAAGACCTCGGCGTATTCAAGTGCATCAAGAAAACGCCACGTCCGAACATCGAGATCCGCACCGGCAAGACCACGGTCGCGACCGTGCGATTCCGCTCGATGGAAGATCCCGATACGGCCCGCGGACCCAACCTGAGCGGTGCGTGGCTCGACGAAGCGTCGGGCATGGTTCGCGGAGCCTTCGACATCGTCATCGGCTCCCTACGCGAAGCTGGCGAGCAGGGTTGGCTATCCGCCACGTTTACGCCGCAAGGGCTGTCGCACTGGACGTACGAGATGTTTGGGACCAATCGTCCCAATACGGAAATCTTTCACTCCGCGACACGCGACAACCCGTACAACCACGAGTCGTTCGCCGCCACGCTCGCGCAGACGTACACGGGAGCGTTCGCGGAGCAGGAACTCGAAGGTAAGTTCGTCGACGAAGACGAGTCGTTCGCCGTTCTGCCGGCGACGTGGGTGCGTGCCGCGATGGAGCGGTGGCAGGAGGGCCCGCCGCCCGCGACGCCGCTGTCGTCGCTCGGCGTCGACGTCGCGTACGGTGGCGCTGACCGCACCGTGATCGCGCGGCGCTACCGGCACTGGTTCGCGCCGCTGCTCAAGTACAGCGGCTCACAAACGCCCAGCGGCGCCGCTGCGGCGTACTTCGTGCGGCAGTCGATGGGGCAAGAGCCGACGGCGCTCATCAACGTCGACGGCATCGGCTATGGGGCTGCGTGCTGCGAGGCGCTGACGCAGATGCACCCGCGATTGCAGGTGATGCCCGTCAACTTCGGCGCGGGCTGCGATTGCCGAGATCGTACACAACTGTTTACTTTCTTGAACATCCGCGCATTCGCCTACTGGTCGCTGCGCGAGGCGCTCGACCCGACGTCGGGGATGGCGCTGGCGTTGCCGCCCGATCGCGAACTCGAAGCGGAGTTGACGGCGGCGCGGTGGACGGCGGTCGGCGGAGTGGTTAGGATTGAGCGGAAGGAAGACATCAAGAAGCGCATCGGGCGTTCTCCCGACTGCGCCGACGCCGTGGCGCTGGCGGTGCTGCTGCCTGGATTCGGGGGCGAGCCGCTGGCGCCGATCAGACTCAGCGCGTGACGTTCCTGGAGGGTGATGCCCCAGGAGCGACCGATGACCGCGATCAACGGAACGAAGCCCTCGCCGACGCGCGACGAGATCAAGGCCCGCCGCCGCCGCGTCCGCGAACAGCTTGAACTGCAAAAGATCGAGCAACTCGAATCGATCCTGTGGGACGGCTTCGGCGGCTCCGATCTGTGGTTCGCGATGCGCGAGCGCTACGGCGGCGGCGCGAGCGGCACGGAGTGGGTGCCGATCTCGAACACGTCGGACCGCAAGAAGGGCCAGAACTGGCCGCTGTGGCGCACCGAGGTCGAACTCGGCGAGCTGCGGCAGAAGTCGCGCATCGTGTGCCAGTCCAACGACGCCGCGATCTGCTTACTCGGCAACCTGCAGAATCACATCGTGGGCAAAGGATTCACGTACAAGTGCCAACCGAAGAAGGGGCTCGACCAGTCGCCCGAGGCCGGCGTCCAGGCCGGCGCCGGCGTCGACCAAATCGTGAACGCGACGCAGGCGTTCGTCGACAAGTTCCTTGCGGTCAATCGCTGGACGGCGACGATCAACCCGTCGCTGCTGACGTCGCCCGGCGTGGGCAGTCGCGAGCGCGAGACGGTGCGGCGCACGTACCGCGACGGCGAGACGTTCCTGCGGCTATTCCAGGCCGACGGCGGTATGACGTACGTGCGCTTCGTCGAGCCGGAGCAGGTGACGCAGAACGGCGGCGCGAACCTCCAGGAGAGCGAAGGGTGGAGCTTCGGTATCCAGCACGCCATGGAGCCGTTCGAGGACGAGGAACGTCGCGTCGCGTACCACGTGCAGTACAAGTCGTTCGATTCGGGCGAGGGCGCGCAGGGCGAGATCGTGCCGGCCGCGGAGATGGTTCACGTCAAGCTTCCCGACGAGGACGCTGCGATCAAGCGCGGCACGCCGGCGTTCAGCTTCGACACGCTCGACGCGTTCGTGCGTGGCTCGAAGGGCCAGCGCAATCTGAGCATCGCGGCGAGCATCCAGGCGGCGACGGCGGAAATGTGGAAGCACCAGGTGGGGACGGTGCAGCAGATCACGTCGATCGCGCAGGGGCTGAGTCAGCGGCAATACGACGACCCGATCAGCGGCAAGACGAAGTACGTCGACAAGATCGATCCGGGCTCGATCCGCCGCATTCCCGCCGGCATGGAGCCGGTGCCGATGAACTTCGCCACGGGCTCGAAGCAGGAGTTTATTGCCGTGTGGCAGGGCGATTACCGTGCCGGCTCGCGGGCGTTTCAGGCGCCCGAGTATTTCACCGGCGACGCGAGCAACGCGAACTACTCGTCGACGAAGGAGGCGGGCACGCCGTGGGTGATCGCGTCGGAAGTGATTCAGACGCACTTCGGCGCGGTGTTCGCGTTCGTCGTGTGGAAGGCGATTGCGTACGCGATCCAGTGCGGACTGCTGCCGCCGCAAGCACTGCAAGTCGTCGAGTTGCAAGTGGAGCCGACGGCGGTGCCGCCGACCGATCCCTTGCAAGCGGCGCAGGAGAACCAGATTTACGTGTCCACGAAGATCAAGAGCCGCAAGACGGCGCAGATGGAGCTGGGCCTCGATCCCGACCACGAGGACGCGAACATCGAGGAGGACGAGCAGCGGTTCGGGATGGGCGCGGGCGGCAATCCGCTGGCGGCGATGATGGGCGGCGATGATGGCGGCGGAGCCCCCGGTGGCGCACGGGCCCCGAGTTTTCCGGGTGGAAATCAATTGGCGGAGTCGTTCGACGAGGGCGATCATCCGCGGGCCAGCGACGGGCGGTTCGGTAGCAAGGCGGGCGACCACGCTCACGCGCAGTCGCGAAGCGCGAAGACGTCAGAGCAACACGCCGCCGCTTCGGAGGCGCACGCCGACGCGGCAATGCACCATCGGACAGCGTCCCGCAACACGACGGGCGACGAGCAAAAGCGGCATTTGCAAACGGCGGCGGAGCATGAGCGGTTCTTTCGTTACCACGCTGATCGTGCGGCTAACGTCGACGCTCCGAAGAAAGTGGAGACGTGGGCCAGTTACGTCTCCAAGATCCCCGCGAAGGTGTATTCGGCCGTGAAGGAGAAGGTGCAGTCGCGGCACGCGGCACTCAAGGAGCGATACGGCGACGGTATGGCGATGGCGATCATGGGCGCCGGCATTGCCGGCTTGCCGATTCCCGTGCCGGGCTCGTCGCTGATCACGGCCGCCCCGGTGATTGTCGCGGCCGAACTGGTGCGGGCGTTCAAGGGTGCACTTGCCCAGGACACGAAGTTCGGATCGATCCAGGAGAGCGACGAGCCGCAACTGACGCCCGACGAGATCGAGCAACTCGGCAAGCAGTTCATCGCGGAACTGCTCAAGGATTGCGGCGTCGACGTGACCGAGTCGTTGCTCGAAAGCTTTACCGGCATCGACGCCAACGGGCACAAGTGGGTGAACGGCAAGCAAGTGCCGATTGACGCCACGACGACCGACGACCACGCGGACACGCTCAAGGCGCTGCACGCGGCGTCGATCACGCCGCAGCACGATCCGCAGCACGTGAAAGACGTGGTCGCGAAGATGGCGGCCACGCTGCCGACGTTGCAACTCAAAGAGGTCGCGAAGAAGTTCGGGATCAACAACACCGGGGCTTCGAAGGTGGCGATCGCGGACGCGATCCACCGCAAGATCGTGGATCGGCGGGAGATGTTTCAGCGGACGCAGCGATGAACCGCCTCCTCACGTCCCGCCTGACCGCCCACAGCGAAGCCCGCCAGATCGAGGCGAGCAACCTCGCAGACGCCGCCGCTCTTGCCGTTGACGCCGTCGTTGCCCGCCAGTGGCGGCGCATCCTCAACACGCTCGGTACGCCGATCATCGCCACCGCTCAGCGGCACGCGTTCCGCGAACTCCTCGCCGTGCTGCCGGCCGCGAAGGCGTCAGTAGCCGACTCGCTGCGGAAGATCGCCCGGTGGGGACATACCACGGCCAGGGCGAGTCTCAAGACAACCCTCCCACTGGGCTACCTTCGCGCTGCCGCCATCACGAATACCGCCGAGTCGCTCATGGAGGACACGGGCCCCGGCGAGAAGCCCGGCATCCTCGAACTCATCCTGCGCACGATTGGCGGCGACGACGAGAGCGTCGAATCGCGCATCCGATCGCTATTAAGTCCGTCGCTGAACGTCAACCAGCAAAAGGCCGTATACCTCGATTATTTGTTCCCGCCGCCGTCGCCCGCGGTCGTTGACGAGATCGTGTATGCGCCCGTCAACGGCGCCACGTGGGAGCAGCGGCTCGAAGGCGCAACGCGGACGAGTGCGACGCCGGCGCAGCTTGCGAGCGTCGTGGCTCAGGGTGTGGCCCAGGGCAAGAGCCAGCGTGAGATCGCGAAGGATCTGCTGCCGGTCGTCGACGGCGTGCGGTCGTCGGCGCGGCGGATTGCGCGGACCGAGTCGCTTCGTGTGGCGGGGGCAATCCAGGAGCGGGCGTGGGACGGTCTCGGCGACATGATGATCGGCTTGCAGATTCGGGCGACGCTCGACGATCGGACGCGGCCGGAGCATCGGCTGCGCAACGGCACGATCTATTACCGCGAGCCGAAGGCCGGGCAGGAGAGCATGGACTATATGCCGCACCCGCCGCTCGAAGCCGACGGCACGATGGCGTGGAACTGCCGTTGCTTCACGACGCCCGTCTTGGCTCCGCCCGACTACCTCGACGAGGCCGCGAAGAAGCTATTCGCCGAGACGCCGGCATTCCGCAACGATCCGGCGACGTACGCAGAGTGGTTCGCGAGTGCGGACGAGAAGTCGCGGCGGCTTGCGGTGGGCACGCGGCGCTACGAGGCGGCGCGGGCGGTGACAGGGGAGGCGAAGCCGTCGTACGCAGTATTCGTTGATCCGACGCAGCCGGACGCGATCCTGAGCGTGACGCATATCCAGTCGGAGACGGCGGGGGAGAGGGCGCACCGCGTGGCTGTCGTGGGGCGGCTCGTGGACGAGAGGCGGGAGTTAATCAAGAGGGTGGAAAGGCTTGGACTTGCTTAGCGTTCATCCTCGCAGTCGATCAAATCGCGGCTATCCAGCAACACCCGCTTCGGCTTCCGCTCTTTCTTCGGCGCGGCCCACTTCGCACGCAATCGTGAGCCGTTAATGTCGATCACGTCGTCCGCGTGCCACAGATCTTGCTTCGCCGCCGCACGCCGTCTCCGCAGTTCTACGAGTTCTTCCCACGTGGTCACGGTCGCGGGCTTCGGCGAGCTTCGGCGTGGCTTGTAGAGTTTCGGCTTGATGCACTCAAGGCACTTTTTGTGGAACTCGATCGGAAATTTTGCGGCCAACTTTTTGCGCCGCTTGGAGTCGTGAGCGTGATCGAGGCCGGCGACCTTGACGAAGTTGCTCGCGTGCCACTTTTCCGCATACCGGCTTGACGCGGCGCGTACTTTGTTGGCGATCGAGTGCGCGATTGCGACGTGCTTTTTTAAGCTCGGATTCCGTGCCAAGCCCCACCCTCCGTAGCGCTTGATGAGGGCATTTTACGACCGTGAGTCTTGCAACGCAATTCCGTTTGTGGGTAAGTTCGCGTTATGGGAGCCGTTCGCACGCCGCCG